GCCCGTATTCCAATATTTGATATAATTCTCCTTTCTTGTTAGAGAAGAGGCTTTTCAAGAATTGAATAGGTGTTTTTCCTGTGAATCTACCCACGTAATTATCAACATCTACGTCGGAAAATCCAGATATAGTTGTTCCATTTACGGTGGTCTTAAAGATATCTTTTAGTCTAACAGCTTCTCGTTTTTGAATCCTGAACCCAATATTTTTTTGTATTAGGCCTTCTATAGTAGCTGCTTTATTTGCTACTAAAACCTTATTTAATTCGGTACTGCCTGCCATATAGACAAAGTTATCAGGACCAATTACAGATTCTATTGGAGTTGTACTTAGAAGATATGAAAACATCTTACCAAAGTTGGCCGCAATACCAGTAAGAGAGATACCAGAATAGGTATTATATCTTATCTGTTCTTGAGCACTGAAGTCTGTTAATTGTCCTTGTGCTGTTAAAGCGGCATCAACTTCTTCTTGACTTTGAAAAGCCCTAACTTCTTTGTTATTTTTTTGGCTTTCAAGAGCAGCCCAAACTTCTGATAAAGAAGGTTCTTGAGCGTATGGATCATACCGTTCTATTAGTGTTTCAGCAAGAGGAGAAAGGGGCTCAGTACTTAAGCCCCCTAATCCATTCTCGAAAACAAACGCCCTAAATTCCTCTACAGAGAATTCTTTTTCGTTTACAATTATTTTACAATCTAGCATTTTATTTTAATTAAACCGGACTCTGCGAGTTTCTTATAGAATGAAGAATTAATATCATCAGTTAATAAGTTGGAAAGCTCTTTTTGCATTCTATGCCTATTGCGCACAACATCTTCAAATGAGATAGGAGTTAAAAGATCCTTTCTATTTTTCATCTCAAGAAGATTAGTTGCAAAGTTATGAACAATGTCATTTTTGGCAACTGTTTCAGTTGTTGCATTTAGTTTTGAAAGCTTATCATTTAAATCCTTTAATTTGGCATTCAGCTGGCTTCGTTCTGCATAGGTAGCCCCCGCCATCTGACTTGTTAACAGATTGATTTGTTGACTGATAGATACTACTTTAGACGTCAAATAGTCACGCAATTTTGCTCCTTCAATAGTGATAGGTTTTCCATTTAGGTAACCATAGGCTTCCCCTACTGGAGTTACAAGATCAGGATTATAAACATGGGAAGGATCAACGCTACTTAAAATAGTATTTAAATCTAGCGCTTCCTTCATATCATTGTAGTCTTTTCTAATAACAAACAAACTGTCTACGTCATAGTCAGAACCATGGTAGTATACTATAAGAGAAGGGGCGATTATAATGTTTCCTTGAGAAGCCGCAGACTTAGGATAAAAACCAACTACCTTCATTGGTAATAATGAGTGATAGTTAGTAGTAGGAATCCTAAAACCAACTAAGCCATTAGAGAGCCCAAGAACATCACCAACAGTCATATAAGCAGCATACTCTTCAGGTAAGATTACTTCGCAGTAACCCTCTGAGTCGCGCCACTTTAGATTACGCATTTCTTTCGAACCGTCTGGATTAGTAATTTCGACTGGTCCAAGATCCGCTTGTAAAACTAACTTTGAGCCTTTAAATCTGAATCCTGTTGTTGCGGCTGTTATCATGGAACCTATACTAGAAACTACACGATCAGCTATTAACGGGAGATTGAAAGAAGCTTTTTGTTTTTTGGATTCTGTTTTTAGAATTTCATAAACATCCTTTGCTCCATCAAGACCGTCTAGGTTTTCAATTAACTTTGCCCTTAATAAGTTTTCAGAAGCAGCTGTTAAAGTGCCCTTGCTAGTTAGCCTTAAATCTCTTGAGACTTGCCTAACACCATTATCTATGATTGTAGCACTTGCTAAGTGTAGATCATAAATTTCATGTGTATTCTCTCCGTTTGTGTCCTGCATAGCGGTAGCCTGTGAAGGGGCTGCTACGCTTGTTTCTACACTGTGGGCTGGGTTCAACTGGAAACGTAGATTCTCATTGTTTAATGTAATGAAAGATCCTTCTGATATACTATTCGTATGTATTCGACCATCCTCTCCAAGTTTGGCTGGACTAGCAGGTCTACCAATCTTTACACCAGATTTGAAAACCATCTGATCTGCTTTCGCATTACGCATGGCCTCTCTATAGGTGGCAAGATGAGGAAAGGCAGCAACAAGTTCGTCAGTCAAGACTTTAACAGAATATTTTACGGCTGTTGGAACACCCTTTTCTATGGAGAAATATACGGGCTTTAATACTGTATCAACAAGAGCATCAGCTCCATAAGCAGAAGCAATCTTTTCATAGAACTCTGGTAGCATAAATCCTTCAGCATCTGAAGCTTCGTAGTCAGCTCCGTAGGAAGCATTGATAGCAGCTTCTAGGTCTTCTGGAATCTCTCTTACTAAGTCTTCGACAACCAATACTTTGGATTCTTTAGGGAGCCCGTGTACAGCATCTATTAGCATAGTGTCCCCAGTAGCAGTTACTATCTGAATACGTTTTGTTTGTTCTTCCTTGTTAGCGAAGAAAGCCTCGTCACCATAAATAATTTGAGATAAAGAATACTGGTTTATTATGAAATTAAAGTAGAAACTTTCTATTAGTTTTTCAACTATTTGATTTCTTTTTTCAAAATAATTATTTAATTCTTCATCACTCATGTTACGTTTCCATTCGGGAGCAGTTCCAATATTCAGTATGCTAGCCGCAGCTTTTAAATCCTTGTCGGAAATAGGTACCTTAGCATTTTTCTCTGGTAATCTGATGAAAGCAGGCAATAGTTCTGCTACCTTAGTAGTTACGTGTTTCTTTACTGCCTCAATAGCTTCAGTAGTTGAAAGATCTTTTGTTGAACCAGTCAGTCCCGCAAATCTCCAAGATTGGTAATTCTTAGCATATGTTGGATTATTTCCAAGTAACTTTGGATCAGGTCTATTTTTTTGAGCGTTGATAATAGCTAGTAAAGCTTTATCTATCTGTGCTCCTTTTAATACTGAAACCTCTACATTAGCAATGGTCGTTCTATTTGATGGAATAGGCAGAGCTTGATAGTATTTTCCTCTTGAAGCCGCTACTCTAGAAATAAAATTACCTACTATGTGGCGCTTTCTAAAGTCATTTAAATTTTCTTTGCGAAGGAATTTAGCGAAGCGCTCATTCCCTTTTTGTTTCCATGAATCATGTTCATTATACGAGAACAGCGTGTTTAGACCGTTAAAGAAAATATTAGAAGATAGGAATGGATCGGTGCTTTTCACTTTTCCATTTTGTACAGAAAAAGTATCAAAACTCTTGGCTGGTCGTCCCTGTAAAGCATTTTCGAGACTTGTCAGTAGATCTGTCTGGTAGGAAGAATCAATCCATCCAAAAGCTTTTTTACCGTCGCCTCTTGTATAGGAGTGAGTTTCACCTAAAGCAAAGTGGGAATTCAACATATCTGTTAATTCATCAATAAAGCTTCCCTCATTTTCTAACAGAGTTTCACCACTTCTAGCTTCTTGATATTCTTCTTCAGTTTCGTAGTCTGTCTTCTCTGTTGCATAACCAGCCTGCAATTTTGGAGCAACAAGTTTTAAACGTTCAAAAAATAACTCAACACTCCTAGCAGAAGCATCTGTTATTCTTTTATGGACATCTATAAGATTAAGAAACTCCTTTATAAGGCTTCTTTTCTCTTCTATTGTTTTTACATTTGTATTATAAAGTTTGTCCATGAATTCCTGAGGAAAGAGTTTCTTTTCCTTGGCCTCAAGACGGGTTTCTACATATTTATTAAAGAAGAAGCGGAGATTAGCTTCATGGGCTCTTTTACCTCCACCTGCTTTTATTATGTAGTTTATTACTTTATAAATACCAAAATCCCAACGCTCAATGAAGGCTAATGGCTTACTTTTTCTCAAGGATGCTACAGCTGCCAGTAAGCTCTTTAAAAAGTCCATATCTTCAAACAAGTAGTATGCTTGTCCTACTGAACTATATGGGACTCGTACCTTATTAGCTAAGAGCTCAATGAAGCTGTGTGTAGTGCTTTGTTGATGTTCAACACCATACTTTGTAGGAAATTGCTTTGCTGTATGTAAGGTTACTTCTTCAACAGACGAACCATCTAAAGAGTAAATCGCATACACCCCCTTAAAGGTTGCGTCTTTTCTAAAAGAAATATTCTTTAGTCTGTTCGGAGCATCTAACTTTGTCTCTATGTCGTGAAACAAATTCAACATAGCGTTTCCTGTAGCCCAACGGATATTAGGTTTACTTCTTATTCCTTGGAATTCTTTAAAGTTGTGTTTCAAAGCTTCCAATGCCCCTCTTATAGAATGCTTAGGAATTGAAGCAATACGTTCTAGCAAAAATGAATAGGCCCTGTTTAAGTCTGCATAATCTTCTTTACCGTTTTTCCAGTACTTTATTGTGATTAACCTTTGCTTTATTGCGCCCGTTAATTTTACGTGAGGATCAACAAGCATAGAGTCAAATGTCTCGGCTCGTAGGGCATCAAGTTCAGAAGTTAGCGACTCTGGTGTGTCAACATTTTCTTCGTTACCTTCTTCTACTTCTGCTGGAGCGCCTTCTAAGAGAGCGGCTAGTTTAGCTTCTTTCTCTTCTATATCCTTTAATTTAATTGCATCCAGTACTTTCAGAACAGCTCCTCTAGTTTGTGTTTGTCCAAAGTAGTGATTTACAAGCTTTCTCCAAAGACCTCCATTTTTTAAGATCTTTGCGAGCGTGGCTCTAAGCTGAGCAGCTTCTTCCTGCGTATAAGTAATGCCTGCTGAAAACTTACTAGGACTTTCTACAAAATCCTTCATTCGTTCTACTACAGACTCAAGAATTTCACTTTGACTCAATACTCGAGTAGTCGGCCGATTCCTTTGAATTTCAGAATAAGCAGCTAAAATAAATGTTTTTGCTTGATGATATTCTGTGTAAGAATTAAATTCTGAGCGCAGATTCATCGCAGCTCTTTCAACTAATGGTGTCTCTCGTTGCTTAAAATAGAAAGCCTTGTTATCTATCAGATTAAAGAAATTCTCTACGCTGCTTAGATTATTATAGGTAAATCCTAAAAGACGTTTCAACTTATTCCAAAGAATCTCAAAGATATTAGATGTCTTTGTTTTGACAAATGTCTCAAAACTCTCGGCTAATTTCTCTTCTAATTCTACAACCCCTAATTCCCCATAAACCTCACGAGCAAGATTTAAAGCCTGCACCTGTTCAGCTGGAGTAAGGTATTCCCAAAATACTTTGTGAAATAATTCGTGTCTTACAACTCTAGAAGAGATCTTACCATTTGCTAATCTAGCAAAGCTAGTTATCCCGTTTTTATAGAGCCCCCAGACAGTTTCCCCTCTAGCATTGACAAGTTGCCCGTATTCCAATATTTGATATAATTCTCCTTTCTTGTTAGAGAAGAGGCTTTTCAAGAATTGAATAGGTGTTTTTCCTGTGAATCTACCCACGTAATTATCAACATCTACGTCGGAAAACTCTTCACCAAGATTTTCACCTAAGAATCTCTTTGAACGTTCAGTATGAATTGCTTCCAATAACTTTGTGACCCCTTCCATGGGATCATCAGGATTTATCGAAAGCACCTTATCTCTATATTCGAAATTAGATTGGAATACATCTTCGAACTCTTCAGCTGGTGAATCAGATAATGCCACCAACTTCTCTAAGTAATCCGAGAATCCAGTAGGAACATCTAAACTTTCAGCATCAAAAGCCTGCACAGTTGGTAAGGCAGAACCTTCTCTTGCTTTTTTTCTAAGAGCAGAGCTAATAGGTATTAACTGGTCAAAGATGTCGTAGAGATCTTCTAGCTCTGTATAGGTTATACGCTCGGTTAATCCAGCCTGCTGTGCAAGTGTGTTGTAGTGATTTATAACTTCTTGTAATTTTTGTCTTACAATAGCTTCGTCAGCTTCAAACTCATAAATCAAGCTTTCTAAGTCATTATCAAATCTAGCTCTATCAAACTTCTTACCTGAATAATAGTCCGTCCGTGCAAAGTCTGCAATCGTAAATACCTCTTGTTCATTAATAGCATTCAAAATTCTCGTAAGAACAGAAGCTCTAATGAAGTCTCTAGAAGCAACGTCGCCTTGGTTTCGTCCTGTATCTTTGACATCTAAGGATGTTTCAAGATCTGCTTTAATATTATCGAGAGCAGTGCTTTCTTGTTTTGCGACGTCCTTTAGGGCAGTGATTATAGCAACATTTTGTGTTACATATAATTGGCTTTGAGCGTGAGCCTCTCTATATTTTTCGACAGCTTCAATTAGCGAAATAGCTCCCAAACCGCTAACAAATTCCCCAGTAGCCTTCTGGCTAAATTCTTTTGTTATGGCTTGTTCAATAGTTTTAGTGCTTGTTTCCTTAGAAAACTCCTCAATCCTTCTTTTCAATCGAATTAGTTCAGAGCGCTCTACTCTTTGTTGTTCTTGCTCAAGTGGACTTGTTACTCCAGCTTCTAAGGCAACATCTATGACGGTGTGGCGTACTCCTGTAAAATGTGTAGTCACCAACTCTAAGGGTAGATTCTCTAAGGCTGTCTCAGCGCTCACATCAAAACTCTTTGGTAGAGGAGTTCTCAATCCAAATCCTTCTGAAATATTACTAAAGGTGCCTGTTTTATCCTGTCCTTCTAAGAACACATCCTTTAAGTCCTCTAAGCTTATTGGAGAAAGGTGTTTATTTCCTGGAGTCTCTAAGAGCTCATTTATGAAATGAAATCTTGGTGTGCCGGCTTTTCCCCTTCTTACTAAAGAACCCCTATAAGCTTCTAATCGGTTTAGTAGCGCAGAGTTTATTTTTGGATTATAGGCTAATCCTTTCTTCCTAGTAAATTTAATAGGACCAAGCAAACTGATACCCTTGGTATCTTTTACGTCCTTCTCTTCATCTAATACTTTGTAGTCTCTTAGAATTATATTCTTACCATTATGTGTTGTAATTACTAAATTCTGACTACCAATGGAGTCCATTATTAGTTGAGCTTCTCCTTTATAGGATCTTCTCTTACCAGCTTCAATATTACCATGCACCAAGAAATCTAACTCGGATGCAAGCTCTAGTAGTTTCTTAGGAATCTTCTTCCCATCAACATCGGGAAACAACTTATTTAGAGCCGGCGCAGGAGATAATTTCAATGTAGCCTCCTTACCTTCAACAAGAGCCGTGTGTGTATTAGAAAGGTGTGTGATAAGCTCGTGAAAAGGAAAATACTTCTCCCCAGCAATATCCACCATGCCCCCTAGTTTTAATGTAGAGTAAGCTCCTGGTAATTTACTACTTGCCAACGCTTTCTCAAATTGTTCTAGTGTCTTTATGAATTTTACAAGGGGCTCTATATTTGTGGTCTTTGTATTTAAGACTGTTGGAGCGAGACGAATGAACTGTGTCTTTACAACCTTACCAGTTGTAGTTCGTAGTCCGTGTATCATCATATAAGGAGGACCTATTTGAGGTCTATCCTCTATTGAGGTAGCATCCGGAAACCATCTATCAAGATCCTTTGCAGACTTAAACACGCCTATAGTGACATGCTTTGCAGGATTGGCTAGTATTTCTGAATAGTTCTCTAATTGCTCATCACCACTAGGACCCCACATCTCATTCAAATACTTTCTCAGAAGAGGGATATCTGTTATCTTTCCACTATTAGCATCTCTTGCAAGAGAGGAAAAATCTTCCGTTGGCTCTTCACCGTACAGGTATTGGAGAGGTGCACTGCTGGCTTGGTTTATGATCTCTATACTATCAAGACCAGGAGACCTAAATACACCTGGAGTAGCTGTAGAAGAAAGTGTTGAGGGTTGGAGTGTTTGTAGGGAAATCCCTAAATTTTCCTCTAACCTCCTATTTTCAGATTCTCCTAATACTGCTATTCTTTCAAAAAGATCACCTCCAAGTTTTCGTAGAATAACGTATCTACTTGCTGGTGTACCATCCTTTTTTGGAGTACGGTCTAAGGCGATTTGAAGCACTTCTCCAGGAACTAGTGGGTTAATGCCGTCTCTACCTTGGTCATGCTTAAATGTTGCATTAGTTGGATGAAGAAGTCTATGGGCTCCTTGCACAACGGGCTGCTGTGGTGGAGTATCTATAGGAATATCTTCTTCCCAAGTTATATCTTCTTCCTCTTCTTCTTTCTCCTTTTTAGGCTTACTTTCTGGTACTGGAGCTTCTTCAGAAGGAACAGCAACATCAGTTAATGCTTCTAAAATCTTTATGCGTTCATCTAAAAGCTTTAAGACTTCTTCAGCTGTTCTTGTAGTTTTTGGTTGTGCTGCTATAGTTGGGTCAACTATGTGGGAAGCCTTTGGGACATTAGACAGATGTGCATATTTTCTTGCTCTTGATAAAGCTGTATATACCCACTGATTATATACTTCTACGTTCTCAAAATTTACCTGATCCCCTTTAGTAATGTCCACATAAACCTCGTCTCTAACAATACCTGCTGCTTCCGGTACCATCAGAACAGTAGCATCCGGAAGAGAAGCTTGATATTGAGCTTGCTTTGCTTTACTTCCAACCAGTATAATCCTTGTCCTAGCCGGATTGCTTCTTACAGAACGTTTGTAACTATCTACAATAGAGTTGCCTGTTTCTGCAAATGAGCCCTCTATCTCTTCAGCTGATAAGGAGATATCCTTTGAAGAAGATGAATTATGTTCAACTACTTCTTCCTTACTTTTGTATTGATTCTGAAGATCTATTAACTCATCTAAGTCTGCTCTGTAAGTAGCCGATAAGGGTGATATTTGTAGCAAGTTCTCTACTAAAGGTAATCCCGTAACAGCTGTTATTGGCCTTCTTCCTGTCTCAAATGCCTCTTTTACCGCTTTATCCCCATTATGATACTCAGTTTCAGTAGCTGAAAAGTTATCATAAAATTCAAGATCTAGTGCTGGTCTACCGACGTTTCCTGGTGTTACTTGGTTTGGGTCATATAGAAACAAATACTTAACCTGTGCCTCTTCGTTTAGAGTATTGTACTTAGCAACAGCAGAAGCAAACTTGTTTATGGTTTCAATAGTAAGACCCCCAGCTTCGTCTATGATGATGGTTCTCACCTTACCTAGAGTATCGGACTCTAGTTTAGCTATTATTTGTTCAATAGTGTTGGTGTTGTCAGGATTACCAAGACTTTCTGCAATGTTCTCGGCAGCTAGTTGATATGGAGCCGCTGAAATAATTTCCTCATCCTTTAGGCCTAGCACGTGCTTCAACAACTTAGATACTACTAAGGATTTTCCTGCTCCCGCTGGAGCTCTTAAAGCTGCGCCAGCAGAATATAATTTTCCTGAATTTTTTGGGGTAGAGAAGAAAGTAGCCAATTCCCTAGCAACCCTGATTTGTGCTGAAGAAGGTAGTGGAAGTAGCGGATTGTTCTTTATGAACTTCCTGATCTTTGAAAGAAATTCAACATGGTTAAATCCACCTTCAGCGGCCAATTGAATATGTTGCAGAGCTGTTAACTGCGCCTGTAGTTTTACAAGAGCAGCTAGTTCTTCCTTCGTTGCGTTACCAACATAGTTACCAAGAGCAGTATTAAAATCAACAATATCATAGTTTTTATTAAAATTGACTAAGGGATCTATATTCTGCTTTGGTAGAGGATTTAATTTCTCCTTAGCCTCTAATATACGTAGTACTTCTAAAAATCCGCGACTAGGATTGTCTAATATTCTAACAAGAGATTCATCAGTTAATCTTGGCCCAAGTCCTGTTGTCCAAAGCAACTTCATAGAACGTAAGAATTCTTCAGCCTTTTTCCTATAAGCCTCTTGAATTTCAATAGCTTTCTTAGGTTCTTGAGCTAGTGTATCTAATACCGCCATTGAAGTTAATTCTGGATCTAGAACATCTTCAGTAAGGATTGGCGTTAGTTCATTGGTTGCCTCAGCGTAGAATAAGTTCTCCTTTGTATTTTTTAAGTCCTTGTTCTTAAGATTCTCCTCAACCAAAGTTTTTATAAGTCTTAGTTTTGGAAGTAGGATAGCAGCATTGCTTTTTATAAGTTTACCATTGTTACCAAGGGAATCAAGATTTATTTTCTCTAGTGCTTCAAGATGAGCTATTTGTTTCTTTACTGCCTCTAGTGCTGTGTAGTCTTCTGATATCTTTTCACCATCAAATTCACTTACCTCAACAATCCGTTCAGCCGCTTGAGTTATTTCTTTTGCAGCGAGCTCCTTAGCTTCAATATTGTCTACGAAATCAGGACTTGTTTTTCTAGCGTCAAGAGTATCGAAAGTTTTCTGTTGGTCCTTTATCAAAGGTGCCGCAGAACTCTGTAACGCTTTTATATTATCATATTCATCAAGCAAAGCTAAAATGCTATCAGGTAGTTCATCTGCTTCCATTTCTAGAAGCTCTTCAACAGAGATACCATTTGGTAGTTTCGCTAAAATAGCTTCTTCTTCCTTTTGCAGAGTTTCAGCCACTTCTGCTATCTCATTCTTCAATAAGTCTATCTCATCTCCGTACATAGAAAGATCTTCTTCCTGAAGGGTTTGAGTTATTTTATTTAAAGATTCGATTTTATCAGCTAGATCCTTTCCTGTATTTGACAGCCTTACTGTTGCCGCTAATACGTCTGATTGAAAGTAAGTCTTTGCAACCTTTAACTTCTTTTCAGTTTCAATAGCTGTGGCCCTTTTCTCTAGGAAACTATTAACAGTTTTGTCAGTAGCTCCTTCCCCCAAAGATAAAGTCTTTAGCCCTTCTCGTACTGTTCGAAGTCCACTAAAATCTTTATTAGATACAGCGTCTTTATAGGCTTTAAAACCTGTGCTAGGTTTTATTAGCTTCGTATAAACTTGTCCCAGTTCTTCCAAAGCTGTTTCAGCTTCTTTTTGCTGGGTTAGAAGATTAGCAAGCTGTTGCTCATTGAGGGCATCCTTTGTTTTAAACTTACCAAGAGCATCTATATCACCAGCGTTGAAAGCAGTGGCTATTTCTGAAGCCCTAATTGGGTCCTGTTGCCACACTGCATTTATTTCTTTACCAATTTCCTCGGATAAAGCTTTTAGATTTACAATCCTACCACCAACATTAGCTGTGTAAGCTTTTAAACCTCTTAATGTAGTCTCGTCTGTAGGCGATAGAAGTGAATTATTTACTTGTAAAAAGTTTTGCTCTAATCTTTCAATATGTGCTTTCCAACCATCTACCTGTTCTTGTAGTTCCTTCGCTGTTGAAAATCCCATTGCCTGGGCCTGTTCTTCTGTGGCTTGCTGTAAAGTTTCTAACTTCTGTATAAGCTGTTCTGTAGTGCCAGAGTTGAAGGCAGTTTGGGCCAGATTGTTTAACTTTTCTAGCTGGAAATATTTTAGTTTTAATGGATTAGGATTTGGTCTGCCAGCTTCTAAATCAAATAAATTATCTAATTCTCCTTGATAGGTGATGTCAGCGGCCAGTGCGGAAGCTTTTGCCATATCCTTTTTAGGTAGGCCATCATCTCCCAATACTATAGAAGAAGCTATTTCATAGTTACCATCCTGATCTGCTCCATACTGAGCAGCCAATCCTTGGTACTGTGTTTCATCAATCTTCTGCACCTGTCCATCTATCTCATTAAAATACTCTTGTGTTCCGTCTTCTTTTGGCTTGGCTACCAGCTTTCCTTTTTTTGCAGGCGTACGCTCTATAACATCAGTTGAGAAGAAATCAGTATAAGCCGAATTCAACCTTGTCTCGGCGTCTTTTTGACGTTGACGGTAATTTCTAGATTGAGAGACCGATCCTACACCAATTAGATCCGCAACAATAGATTGGCCACCACCTATAATAGCTCCAAGACCAGCGGCCTTTACTCTGTCTGGATCAGCGAAATCCATTTCTAAAACATCTTTAATATAAGCTTTAGAAGCGTCTAGAAAAGAACTATGGTTATGGGTAGCATCATTTGCTTTTTGAATTGAGTACTGAAGATTTTCTTCTAAGCCCTCTCCAAAAGTTTGAGTGATAATTGACTTTGCAAAATTAGCATAGGAGTTGCCTTGGTCATAAAGTAACTTTTCAACAGCAGTCAAAGGAGCCTTGGCCTGAACAACCTTACTCGAAGATTTTGCAAGTCCTAGTCCTAAGTCATTCATCCTAGTAGAAGTAACACCAGGTTTGAATATAGGTTTCACAAGTTTTGTGAAGAAGTTGTTTGTAACTCCAGCCGTAGCCATGTTCAACCAAAAAACATTGGTTAAAGACTGATTAGCTTTATCAGCTATTTGTTCGTCAGTTAATTCATTTTCTCCACGCTGTCTTGCGACCTCCAGTTGCCTCTTTACTTGATCCCTAGAATCAATTCCCTCAAGAGCAGATTCATTTACAGTTAAAAATGTGTTTAATGTTAGCTCGTCTATATTACTAGCTATCTTGGCCAGCTTCTGACTACCCGAATTAAATAGGACATCTCTAAATGACTTTCCTTTTGCTAAAGCATTGATAACCCTTGAGCCTGTAGCTGCTTTTGCCAACAAGCCTGTTAATCCAAAGCTCTGAGTTAAAAAAGAAACTGTTTCAACATTAGCCGTAGCTAGTTGCCCAGGAGAAGATAGTTGATCCCAAAAGCTTTTATCATGGAAGTTTGCCTCTTGAAAGTGCGGAAAATGCTCAGTACCCCAGGTACTGATTGCCTTCCCCATATCCAAGAATGGGTTATGTTCAAATCCAGAAGCAAACTCTCCACCAGAAAGAGCTTTAGCACTTCCTTCTACAAGCCCTGTAAAAGCGCCTACTATTGTTGGTGCACCAGACAATGTTTTTACTCCTAAGTCCCCTAAGAAGTTTGCAATTGCTGTTGGATAGCCTTGATTATTATATCGGACATTGGCTTGATTCTCATAATCCAAGAGGCCCTTATCGTAGTAATTCCCCAGCAAGCTACCAAGATAGGTGTCAGCGCTACCTATTGGTTGTCCGCCAAACTCATTACGAGGTCTGGCATAGGCTTTGTGTTTGACCGGTGAAATTAATTGACTTATATCTGGCATAATTATTGTGTTATAAACTCAGCTTCATAAGCTGATTTAGTTTTTATTGGAAACAATTTCTTTATAGTTTCATCATCAAAGAGAAGCCGCTCCAGATCTTGTGGTTCAGCTATGCGCCCATCAATAGTTAGAGGATCATTGAAGTTCACTTCTTTGCCGTCTTTTCTAGCCCCGTAGAATATACGCATAGGTTCACCGTTTTCATAGTGAGTTACCCCCACTAGTCCTACAGCTTTTCCAGTTGCTTTATCTCCTATTTCAAAATAGTCACCAGTTTGACGACCGTCTTTTACATAGCCAAAAGCCTTTTTAGTTAACTCTTCGTTAGCTCGTACAATATTTGTCTTTGGTTCTGCTACATAATAAACAGTTCCAAGAGCATCTTGTGCGGGTAGGATAGTAGAGCCCGAAGGCACGTGACCAGTAAAGCCCATTGCTTTTCCTACGGCTGGATACTTTGACTTTAGAGGATTATCCTTATCTCGCAAATTTCTGCCTATTTCTATCTTATCCTCAAGATTTTCTACTTCTACTATATCTCCTGAGGGGCCTTGCTTATAAACTCTGTAAGTACCAGCAGCTAACCCAGGAAGTAATCTATTAGCTTCTTCTTGTTGTGCCGCAGTTGTTTTAAAAGGATAATAGTGGATTCGAGTATACTTAGTATCCTTTCTAGCTACATTATACATATCTATAAGTTCACTATCCGAGGCATTTGGATTAGCAATTTTTATAGACTTCAACATCTCTTTGTTAACGTTGGTATTTTTATTAGACATATAATAAGCATACGTAGCAGGCTGTGTTTTGCCTCTTGTCTTTCCTGTCTCTATATCTCTATAGGATGTTCCTCCAGCAGGTTGATACACTTCTTTACTTAATTCTGGATAAGTAGGTGCTAACTGTTTACCTAAAGTAAACTCGCTAGGCGTTAGTTCTGTTTGATCTTGCGTATCCAGATTATGTTTATAGTCAATCCGACTTAAAGCATTTCGGTGTTCAATAGCTTTCAAAGTTTTACTATGCGCAAACCGAAGATTCTCTTTTTGAATCCAGTCTTCTTTGTAATCAAGTGCTCCTGAGTATTCTATGATTCCTGTTCTTGCGGGAATAACGTCCTGTTCATACTGCTTTGCAACTCCCTCGATAAAGGTATTAGTGTCTGTTCCTGACAATTCCGCAAGAGATTGTGCGTAACTTAGAAACTGAAGATCGTTATTTAATTTACCTCTCCAGCCGGCAGCAGCTTCACTTGGATCTATCTTTGTTACTTTCTCTTTTTTAAATTCGTGATAACCATCGATAGTTTTCTGCCCTGTTAGTACAGAGATTTCCATAGTTCTAGGCTTTACCTTGCTCATATACTCCTCAAATTCTTTGTGAATGTCATAAGTTTTTGGAAGATCCTTCACTTGTACTTGAGAGTAGCTTCGCGTATTTGGATCAAAAGTAGTTGGTCCCTGCTTCTCATAGTAATTTTGAAGAAGATTAAGTTGCGCAGAATCTATCTCTCCAGAGGCTAGTCGTTTTCTTTCTCTGGCTAAGGAGTCTTCTACCTGTGAGTAGTTTCTTTCAATAGCTCCTGCTTCACCATTAGGTGAAAATAGATCATTTGCCTCCCTCTTTAAAGCAATCAGTTCTTTTGTTGCTTGTGAATAATCACCCCCGTAAGTAGTCGCAACCTGGTCAATTCGATCTCTAAGCTGTTTTTCAAGTTCTGTAGCTCTGGCTCTATCTTGCGGAAGTGCCTTTACATATTTGTTCCTTAATGCTTCACTTTCAGCGAAGTTAACATCGTATTGCTTCTGAGCTGTTTCCAAAGCTGCGGCAACAAACTCAACAGGAGGAACATATAATGATCCCTTATAGGGTGTTCCTTTATAAAATCTATTAACCGCCATAACTGTTTAGGATTCTTTTATAAACTTCTGGATACATACTTTTTAGAATTTGAATTTGATCGTATCCCTGTTTCTTGGCATTTAAGGCCTGTCCAAAATTACCAAGAGAATTAAATGCTGTATCTACGGCTTCCTTATAGGCAGCTCTATTTTGAGCATTTATTTCATTTGTTGTTTGTGTTTGCGCATTATTGTAGCGCCTCTGATTGGAGATTCTTCCCTCATATTCAGTTAGAGCTCCAGCATTCATTTGTCCGTACTGAGTTGCTACCTGACTGTCAGCATTTAATTTTGTTGCTAGCATTCTATTAGCAAAAGCCCTACGAGCATTTATAGACCCAACCTCTAAATTAGAAAGACTGCTATCGAAACTTCTTTGACTTTGATACAAAGCCTGCGTAGGATCAAATATCCTTTTAGTTATAGAAGTATTGTCATATTGAGCTTTTTCTCTTTCTGGTCCTCCTGCCAATTGCCCAAATTTAGACAATACTTCAACACCCTGAAGAGCATCCCCTATTGTAAATTTCTCCGCACTACCAGTCCTCTGTTGTCCAGTTGTATTGTTTAGAACTTTTAAAGCCTCAGAAGGACTAGTTGTTCCTGTAGTTTTTCTAATACTCTCTACTTTATTATTAGTCATCGGCAGTTGCTCAAAAGGTTTCATAGTCAATCCTTGATTAGCTAATACACCGAAACTATTATCCAAACTTCCATCTTCTGGCATGCGCAGTACTCCAAGAGTATTCGTTGGAGAAGTTTCTGCTACAGTTCTTGCTCTTGATTGTGGAACCCCTGCACTTTGTGTAGGTGGTAATGCCCCTTTTACAGGCTCTTTAGTATTAGGACTTACAGGCTCTTTAGTATTAGGACTTACAGGCTCTTTAGTGTAAGGAATAATCTGCCCTTGGCTACTCAGGGGCGTTCCATCAGGCACTTTCCATTGAGTTTGGGTGTTCTCCATAGGATACTTACGCTTATGTTGTTCAATAGCTGCGCGGGTTAATTTATTTCGTAACCCTGGTCCTGCGTCTTCTATAACGGTATACTCACCCATGCGATCTCTTTTTAAGAATCTGTCTGTATATGGATCATAGTAATTTCCAGTATATAATCCCATATTACGTTTTTCTAAAAGCATATATGGAGCGGGATTTTTTGCTGAATATTGAGTTGTTGGTCCACTTGGTTCTCTCAACTGAAAAGAAAGTTGATTCTTTAAATTGGCTATTGGATCTTCAAAATCTACTGTCTCTTGAATTCTTGGTGTGTTTGCTTGTTGTGTTTGAGCATTAATGGGATATTGTTGCTTGTGTTGTTCAATCGCTTCTCTTGAAAGCTTATTGCGTAATCCTGGGCCAGCATCACTAATAACTGAATATTCTCCCATTCTATCCCGTTTTAAAAAACGATCCTTATACGGATCATAATACGTTCCAGTATATAACCCCATTTTTTGTTGTTCCACAAGCATATAAGGATACTCTGGATCACCTGGGTCCATGGAGCCACCAGTAGCATAACTATTAGTGTTTCCTCTTAGCCCTAATCTTGTAGCCACACCTTCTTGAGTGGTAGCTAAACTTTGATTAGCCTTGTTTGCAAATTCGATAGTATTCTGACTAATACTATCATAAGGAGTTGTCTTGAGTCTTTTCTCTGCTTTACCCGCAGCAATCTCTGATAATCTAGCCAAAGATGCAAATGATTGATTTGTCTTTGGATCTGTTAGTTGATTTGAATAAACAAATCTATTCTTTACAACCTCTCCATGGTCTAATTTAGCATTTAGATTAGGATAGTAATTGCCATCAGTTTGTTGAGGATTCCCCTGAACTAAAGCTGCCGAAGAAGAAAGTTGCTGATCTAATGTGCCTCCATATGCCCTTTCTCTAAAAGTTGATTTACTTTTACTGTGTCCTGATACACCATCCTTTTTAACTATTGGTACTTGTAATTGGCCAGCTAAGGCTTTTAGTACACTCAATTGTTGCGTAGGCAAAACAGTCGGTGTAACATTTGAAACGGGAGGATTGGTGATAGTGGGACTATAAACAGGGCCGCCATTTGCGTATGCTCCTGGAGTAGCTGATAACACCATCTGAGCACGTTGTCTTTCATCTTTCTTCTTTTTAAGAAGTTCGGAGATTAGCCCTATACCCCCAGAAGACACAACATTACCCCAATTCACTTTATAGGGATCTTGTGTTGCGTCAGCTTCATAGCTACTTACACTTAATAATTGTTGAGCCGCATTTGTTGCTAGCCCAACTACAGAGCTAATGGCTCCGCCTGAAAAATACTTTTTTTGGGATTTTGTTTTCATTATCGATTACGATTTTGAATTTGTGTTCCAAGCAGGTCTAAAGTTATTTTACTGTCTTCTGTTGGATTAAAGAACAACCTTACGCCTAAGTAGTAATCCCTAAAACGGGCACTTTCATATAAAGGTTTTTCTGGATCTATATTTGAAAAATTAACTGTCTTATCTATGTAGGAAAACGGAGAGGACGCTTTGGCTGCCCAAGAAGAATCCCAAATAGGTTGCGTAGGTGCGATTGTCAGGTCGCGTATGTTGTTTATTCGCCACTGTCTATCGGTCTTCTTGACTAGGGATAGAGTATTAAAAGTATCCATCTGAAAATTAGAAGGCTGGACAAGTGGTTGTTCTCCTGTGCTTTGGGTGCTGTTATAGAATATTACCGTATTATACGTTTCTTTCGTAGGATATTCTTCTAATGTATTTGCACTTTTTGCAAAAGCCAGAGCCGAGTAGTCTATTGAAGAGGTTACCTTCGCTTCTTTTGGATTCTTAAATGCTATGAGATCAATTATGTGCGGATACTTAGACCCGTAAAAAGTCTGATAATTTCCATCGAAGTGTTTGTAGATTTCACTATACCCATTTTGTGTAAAGAAGGTATTTGAATTAGCAAACAAATAGTTTGGAAGATACGAATGAAAAGAAGTCCAGTGTTGATTTATAAAAGAATAAGATAACGTGAAAGACCTATTCTCAAAATAAGTTATGTTATCAAAATCAATACTTTGAACGGTACCTGTTGGGGGATTATAGTAAAAGGAGTGACCATTAAAGAATATCTTATCGGGCGTAGTATACAGTGCTGGAAGATCATATTCAGTTGGGTAGTAAACAAACTTGTTTGTCCACTGGGGTAGCAACTTGAAATCTCGTTTATGCACTAATAATCGTTTATGCCTGGGATCATAGGTTGTTTTATAACCAACCCCTATAGGTGAAGCGTGAGATATATATGGAAACTTTGTGCTAGTTAACTGTTCAAATTGCTTTAGATACTCAAGTTCTCCATTTTCTTGCCAGAAATTACGTATTCCAGTTAAGGATAAATCATTTAATTTATCTGTTAATAATAGCGGGTGCCCTGCTAAGGAATCAATATAAGCAGCACCATATTCCGTTTGAATTCTAGATGAGAAATGAGCCTGACCTGCAAAGGCAAGATTACTGTTCTTTAGTTCCATTGGCGGAATACTAAAAACTTCCCCAGTACCTAGATACACATTATCTATATCAGTTTGGAGCGTTTGCGCTTGCACTGGTAATCTGTAAACTGATCTAGTTGTTGTAGCATACAGATGTCCAAAATTTACAAATAAGTCAGTTATTGGTCCAGTTGTTCCCCCTATTTTATCCGTATAATTGTTCTGTAAGATAATTCTACTCTTATCAACTAAACTCTCATTGTCATCTGTTTGGGAAGCATATACCCTATATGGGTGATCTTCAATACACATATTACAATATTGATAAGCAAATTGAACTGGGTAATCATAAACTATCCCATCTAAGAAAGAATAAGATTTATTATATAGGTACCGTTCTTGGTAGTAGGCAAAAGATTTGTCTGCGACCTTGTACAGTTTCTGCTTCATGTAATTCCTTAGATGCTGGTGATTGTCAGCCATCGTAGGCGGATTCTTTGGTTGGAAATAGGAGAATTCTCTTTTAGTTTTTGAACCGTGTCTAAATCCATAATTAAGCAGAGTATCTTGTGTCGGAAAAGACAACATATATGTATCATAATCCAAAGTCACAGAATCACTATCTCCTGATACCGGTACGCCTGTTTGACGGTAGTTAAAGTCAACCATTGTTAACCGAGAAACCGCTGTGTCTCCACCATACATAGTAAATGAGGTACTAGGAGAACCTTCTCTTGATAAGCAGTTATTGAAGCGTTTAAATTTCACCTCAAATAAATTAGAGAACACATCTAAATATTGATAGATGGCCCCGTAGTACAATTTTCCTCTCCAATTTCCGCCAGCATTTTGTATGTCTGCCGCGCCAGAATTGAGCCTAATTATCTGGAAATTTGTATTAATACTATTATTTATAAATGTAGTATTTGATAAGGGCTCATACACTTCATTGCCTTCTTGTGCACCAGGGTAGGACTTTGGACAAAAGATGTCGGTACGCATACCATGCACTAGATTAGTTTCACTGGGATTAGCATATTTAGTGAAATACCTAAATTGTGTGGTAGCATCTACTGTTCCTTTATAGTCATCATTTTGATCTAATAACTGATCTGGGAGGAGTGCGCTTTCTGTAATAGAAGCATTATTTGCTATTTGATTTGCATCCCAATATATCTTCTCGAACTTAACAAAGGCACCTCTGCTTGTCTTTTCATTTAGTAAAAGATCACTGCTAATAAAGGCGTAGAGATTTTTCAGTATCCCTGTATTTGGTGGTGGAGTGGGCACATAATCAGTAGCAGATATTGTTGAAGGATCAAGTATTTGTCTTGAGGCTGCATGAATTGGAATAAATGCTCCTTTAGCTAGTATTCGCCTCTCAAAGGTTCTGTCGCCATAAACAAAGTAGTGCCCTACGATGTCTTCGTCTGGTGGGTATTCTACATTAGAAAACTTAACACCTGTCCTAAAAGCATGAGCAGCGCCAGACCCATCACGTATTTCGGCTCCTGGCATCCTATGATGACGAATTTTGGTAACACCTGGAACTATAAGATTCCCGTGCCAATCTCTTCCCCAGTAACCATCTGGTAAATTCTCACAAGTTGGTATGTCAGGATAAGTAGCATTATCTGATTCATGGTAACCAGGAAGTCCTGTTAAGGAGGCACCATATTGTACAGCTGTTGATATTTGTCCCCAACGTCTAGTATAGACTGTACCCTCTCCATATTGCTTTATGCCAGTATCCCAAGGATTGCCGTCTGTAGCAACACCCCCAGTGCCTATATATGGGTTAGCTCCATTTACTGGAATGTCTGTATCAGCGGCTCTTCCTACAGTATAAAATACAGGAGAAACTTGGCCAGTATTAAATACATACACAATACCGAAAGGGTAGACCTCATCTTCCATAAGAGAGCCGTCACCAAAATAATAACTAGCCATCTTGCTCTTATAATCTATATCAGAGTTGATGGGTACCTTTACAAATTCAGTTTTTATTTTTGAAGCGTACTGTTGGTACTTTGTGTAGTCTTTGTAAGCTTTGGATGAATTAGCTAAAAACAGCTTGTCCATGTTGAAAGCCTGAGCAGCGATCTTCTTTATTTGAACTGTTGGAGTTAAAATATCGTCAAGTGTCACACTACCTTTTATCTGGTCAGCTGTTCCTGTGTACAGAAAAGCGGCTGTACCATTTATCCATGGCTGAGCATGGAGCAGATCAACACCAGATATTTCTCCTTCATCGCTTGTTCTCTTTATAACAGCCACTTGATAGTAATCAAATAAATCGTCTGTACCAGTTATTAGAAAGGAGATGGCCTTATTGGTCTTATTTACAAAGGAGTCTGAATCAGGAACATTTGATCCCCCATCATACATGTGTACAGTTGCTGTGCTCCCATGATAACTATAGGGTTCATCTGCTATTGCTACTGGTCTGGTAACAATGGTCCATTGAGTAGCATTCTGATATTTATCCAGAAACCTAACTGCAAAATAGTAGACACCTATCTCCAGCTGTCCACCAGCATTCTCAACTATGCCGGAATTATTTGTACCTTTATAAAGATTAAAGCAAGGGATAAAGTAATCTCTTGAGAAATCCATCTTTGGGCACCAGTAACTGCCTCCTAATTCGTATTGTGCTAGATCGTTTAGATTTAGAACTTTATAGGTATTGAGATTATCAGTAAAATAGACATAAGGATCACACCCATTTCTTAGCTTATACAGAGCATTAATAGGATATTTATCAGAAAAATTAAGGCATGGTGCAACAAGTATCGTTGAGTAAGTGCAGGTGGCTGAGTTTAATTTTCCTATTTCGTGTTGACCTAATGGATCGTATAGAAACAGTATGACATCATCATGTTCGTTAACTACAGAACCTATTATCTTCTTGTTGCCAGTAAAATTTGTAGAACAAGTTTGGTTGCCACCCTCACTAGAAATGGAAGGAAGATGGCCTTGTGTTGTTTCTAACACCGCATTTAGAGCAAACCTATAAGATCCTTCTTCTTGGTATTTTGGGTGAGAGTCCGTATTTAGGCCTTTTGTAAATAAATTATCCATTAGAATCCTATGTTTTCTTGACTACTTAGTCCTCCAAACAATCCATCAAAGGCACGTGTTCTTGGGACTAATCTATTACGTTGATTCTTTATATTTTCTAACACAGATAGTTCAGGAAGATTTAAGTTAAGGGCCTTCTTAGATAAAGTTGACCACATACTAAGATGGAAACTGACCCTCTGCGTGGCTCCCTCTTCTTTCATAAGATCCTTAGCTAGCCAATACTTATATAGTACATAATGAGTAAGGGCCTCTTTTACAGTCTCATCGTCAGGGATAAGAATATCACCATCTTCATCAACAGGTACTGCTAAATAACTTATATTCAATTGGCCTGTTCTAAAGCTGGTAGTAAACACACCACCAGGAGAAAGGTGAAATTCATAGGTACAGTTATTGCAAAGACATAGTGTGCTGTCAACACATATTCCTGTTATAAATGTATTTGTAGAAGCGCGCATACGATATGTCTTGTTGTTATCAATGGCGAGTACTTGTACAATATACTTTAAATCTTCTGGAGCTGTTGCTTTGTGTTCAACAACCTCAACAATAGCTGTCTTAGCTTCGTAGCGACTCTCCAGATTCATTTGTAAAAATCCTTTTGCGGCATGCTCTAACATGACAGCTTCGTTCCAATAACGATCATCAACGGAAAGACTGAGGCCAGCAAGTACGGATTTAATTGATATGCTTTTCATTTAAACTTCTATATTTATAAACTGCTGGCTCTGTTTTTATGTGTTGAGCTAGCCGGCGAGCTTGTTGCCTTTTTAATTTGAAGGACATTACTCCTCTTAGATAGACAGGGCTAACGTGGAACCACTTTGCGGCTATCCTATACTCATCGGAATGTAAATTTATTCTAATTCGTTTTTCTCCTGTCTTTTGGTAATGTCCATAGTCTATTATCTTTCCTGTGGGGCGTTTAAATAGTCCTAAGAGCCCTGCTCCGTGTGGAAATTTAACAATTCTTCCGGCAACAATTTCTCGATAAATTAGGTTGTGGTAGAGTTTTAGTATCATCCTAAAGTTCTCCTTTGAAACTATTTCTTTTTGTGGAAATAATCCATATAATGAGAACCAATTAAGCAGATACTTGGTCGTCTTTCGCGTTGTTCTCGGCATCTTTTGGTGGAAAGGCCAGGCTGTATCTCAATAGATCTAGAACTTTCTTGTAGAGGGGTTCTACTAAATCGGGATCTATGGGATACTCAGTATCATAAATATCAGCACACGCTTGCCCGTTCGTATTTGTTGAGCAATTTAAGTTTTCTATCTCAGCCGGATTATCGAATAACGAATTTAATAATACGATTTCTAAGTTAGGATTATTTATAATATAAAGGTACCCGTCATGGATAAACCAGCCTGTTTTTTGTTTCTTGTTTGTTAGGGAATACTTTGCTAATTTATTAGTTGTTATAGATGTTTTAGAGATATTATCTCCATTTATAGTTGTTACCTTAACGAATTCCCCCCATCTTGTGTTCAAGAATTTAGGAATTTTTACGGTAGAGCGTAGAAGGCTACATCCAACATCTTCTATAGTGCAACAATTATGTAAACTAGCTTTTTGTAAGTGTATGCAGAGGGATTGAAAGCTCTGCTCTGATATATAACGATATCTGTCGGCTTTTTGCTCCGTTAAGGTAGCTCTTACTACGTTTAGTAAATGAGCTATCAATTCTAAAGAATAGCTATTATCCTTAGAACCAGAGCCTTTTGCCTCTAGATTTCTTACAGCGTAGATATGTTCAAGTAGGGTCATAGTGTAAAGATACTATATTTTGTATTATTGTTGACGGATTTGGCTAAAATCGAATTGACTGGGTAATATCTCTATGTAAATCTTCTGTTTTTTCCCATATGACGTTATGAGTTGTTTCAATTTGCTAACCGTCATTTTAGATTGTTGCACTGTATTGCCTTTCGCAGTGCCTAACAAAAGGCAACCACTAGTATCCTCTTTGGTATTTCCGGCGTGGATACGTATACCAATAAATCCTGGAACATTTAGTAATAAGGGAAGGAAGACTTGGAAACGTTCAGAAAAAGAGAGCACAACCTCATATTTACCATAAGGGATAGCCGTTTGATGTTTTATCTTTTTCTTTGCAATTTCCCCTGGTTTGTGAGCCCAAAGATCTCTATCTTGATCTTCTAAAACATCGCAAAAATAAACTCCATCAATAAACATCTTAGATATTGTGGTTGGGGAATTGGTTGGAATTGGTCGTATTACTTGTATGAGCATAAAAAAACCCAGAGAACCATTAGGGCCCTCTGGGTGAGATTAAAGTGTAATATTTTTCGTTATAGTACAATCAGACCCTGAGAAAGCTGCAATATACTTATAGGTGCCATGTACTGGGTTTGTAAGGCTTAATGTTTGAGCAGTTCCTAGTACCACATTACTAGGCGATAACCATTGCTGTGTATGAGGAACACTGCTATCTACTAAAGCTTCTAAATTATAAGCATAACAATCAGGAATACTCCCAGATAATACTAAAGGTGGGTTTGTGACCACTGTTGTAGTTATTGGAGAAGATAAGCTGATTGAGTAAAACGTTGAAGCGTTTGTAGCTTGTGGTAGTGCATTTCCGTTCACAGTCAATAAACTGGTAGCACAAGGAGTTACGAAAGAATAGTTCTCATAGGCTCATCCAGTTCCGGAGTAAACAGTGTTTGCAAAAAGATTAGAACCTACTCCAATACTCTTTACAGTGTTTTCTGGAGCCCAAAAGTATTGTATGTTAATGTCACTTGTGGACAGTCCCCACCACTTAAAAGTAGGTAAATGTTTAGTTTTTGTACTCAAAACCAAGTGAGTACCAAGATTCGTCGTACTCTTACTCACTTCTATCTCGGCGTTTAATGCTCCGTCAGTAGATTTGATTGCGTTCTCTATCTGAGCTTGAACAGCTAAATGAACATTTGGAGCATCAAAATAGAGGTCGGCCGGATCTACCGCGGTGCAGCTCGGACAAGTCCATATATTTGTTGGAGAAATATCTAAGTCGGTAAATCCAATAACACCACTATTGTAGTGATACAGGCGTATAGATTTTATGTAAGAGTTTGCTGCGCCTAACCACGGACCCATACCAAATTGGATACCAACATGGGGGTGGTATTCGTCTCCTGTATTCACAATTAAACCGTCGAAATATTTCCCCGTTGTGAATTCCTCATCCATAACAACACCGGAAGAATCATACACTATCGCACGAGCTTTAGCTGGTTGAGCAACAGAATTTGGTGTTAGTTCTATGGACATATAAGCAGTTGCATCTAAACTATTTTCAATAGCTTTTGTGTAAACACCGCCAGATAAAAATTTCTTTACAGTACAAGAAAACAAATCCGAACAAGTTGGCGGTTTTGTGCAAGCATTGATAACAGGTGTTAAATTTTGAATAGAACAAACAGCACCGTCAGATATAGTGCAATCATCACTAGTTAGTTGTGCTTCTTTATAAAGAAGGAACGCAGCTTTCATTTCTTCTTCATTGGAGCAACAATCAATATTGTATTTTTTACACTGCGCTAAAGAAGTGGTTTTTGTAACAAAGTTACATTTGGCAGCAGCAATTTGTGCAGGAGATAGACTCATCGGTAGTTATAGTGTTAAAAAGAGTCTCAAGTAAAGTGCAATTACAGGTAGGACAATCTTGAACAGCTTTTAAAGCTTCGTAGTAAAGAACTTTTGTAATGTCTTTTTTATCACTGTACCAACTTAGAGTTGCACCTGTGCATTTTAAATCGCAAAGAACAACTGCACAACCAGTATCTGTTTGCACACTGCTAGAGATTAGTGTATTCGTGAATTTTAAACTGTAGACACCCGAAGAAAATACTCCTTCCATAGCTAAATGCTCTGGTAGAAGAGTAAAACTTGTGATGCCTGTTGGTACTGTTACGGTATAAGATGTGCCCTTATACGTAACTGTTAATGTATTTGCCGTATTCAATGTCAGCAATATTTCGGAAGTTAGGGTTGCTTGAGAGCAATCTGTGTTTATTGTTATAGTCATACTAAGGGTACATAAATTGTAAAAATTCGCCTGATTGAAATGTTATTCTAACTAATCCTTGTCTTCCAGCACCTCCAGCTCTATCAGTAGTAGTATTAGCTCTACCAGCACCACCTCCTCCACCATAAGAAGGATTACTTGGTAATGTGGACGAACCCGCTTGTCCTGCACCAGTTGCAACTCCAGCTCCACCATTACCTCCATAACGTGATGTACCAGTACCTGCTGTATTACTAGAAGCATTACCTCCAGCACCAGTAGAACCTGCACCTCCTCCACCAGCTCCTGCAAAACTGCCAAAAGCTCCGTTTGTACCGTTGCCACCTACATATATTACATCACCTGAACTTCCAGAAGTTGATCCTGTAGCACCTGTACCGTTTGAAAAGTCTGTAGTAGCTGCACTTCCTCCACCACCGCCAACTGCAATAATACTACTCGCAAAAGAAGAGGTATTACCTGAACCTCCATCTCCTGTTGTGGCTGTTCCGCCAGTACCTACTGTTATAGTATAAGATGTTCCTGGTGTTACATTTACATATCCAGCAGCATAACAGCCACCAGCACCACCTCCTCCGGCAGAAGGATATCCTGTAGCACCACCTCCGGCACCACCTCCTCCCCAACATTCAGCATAAATTCGATTTACGCCTTGAGGACAAGTCCAGTTAGTTGTACTTGTAAATAAAATATTTGCCATAGCCTTAAGGTTCCATTGCAACTGCAATTATATCCCACTTAGTATCAGTAGCATTATAAACACAGCCTAAGTAAAGAGTTTTGTTAATTATTGTTGTTGTTGGTAAAGTTACACCAACTGCTCTAAACACAGCATTATAAGAAAGTGCCCTAGCAGTACCGTTATCTTTAATACGATACATAAGCTTCTGTCCTTGAACATGTGTTCCAGTTGGAGAACCAAAAGTTGCTCCAGCAGCTAATGCAGTAATTAAATAAATATCTGTAACATCAGCATTTGGAGTAGGTGTTGATGAGCTTGTTATAGAAACAACTCTAGGCTCTATTCTTTTATTTGTTAATGTTTCAGTACCTGTCAGGGTTACATTTCCAGCAGTAGCCCAAGATAATACACCAGAACCATTGGTTTGTAAAACTTCATTAGCATTACCATCCGTTGTTGGAAGAGTTAATGTGTAAGAAGTAGTCAAACTAGCAGTAGCAGGAGTCTGTATCCCAACAAAATGGGTGGCATCCGAATCATAAAGCTTCAAAACACCATCTACATATTCCATCTTTGATGTACCACTACCCATTATAAGTAGTGTATCATCTGCATAGAAATATTGTGTACCGTCTTTTGAATACATAGATGTAGCCGACAACACATCATCTACTAATAAGGCAGTATTACTACCCGCATAGTTTACTCTAAAAGTTGAAGAAGTGGTAAGAGTTCCAGATAAAGAAGCCGCAAATGTTCCAGATGTTAATTTGCTAATAGAAACATCATTAATTTTTGCATTGGTTACAGCTAAGTTATCTATCGTCCAAACTGTACCACCCGAAGATACTGTAATATCACCATAGTCGCCATCAGTTAAACTGGATGCTTGCTGGTCTAATTGGTATCTAGTTGAACCTATCGTAAAATAAAGGTGGGTTCCATGATATTCAAAAGCTCCATCTTCAGGAGTAGTTAATGCTGTTCCAGAATCTATTTTAATAGGAGCCGTATTTGCAGTAGCTGTTCCACCTGAAATATGCAATTTGGCTGTTGGACTAGTTTGTGATATACCAGTATTAATACTAGAAATAGTAATATTGGCAGACGACATTGTAGAAGGATCAGTTCCTAATCCAATAAATAATTTATCAGAACCAGAATTATCAACGCCAATAACATAACCTATTTCAGCAGTATTTAGTTTTACAAACGGATCTCCTCCACCTACTGATGTACTTAAAGTTAGTACAGTGTGGGCTGTTGCAGAACTAGTATTTGAATTTGTGAGGTTCAGATTTACAGAGCCTGTTGCATTTGTATTACTTCTAAATGGAGTAAATGCTCCTGTTACTGCTGAACTAGCTGAAGCATCAACACCACCATTTTGACCTTGAATACGAATTCCATAAGACGTGCCGCCAGTTAGTTGTAACTGATTAGTAGTATCATCGAAAAAGAAATTTGTTGCGTCTGAAGAAAATGTACCGGAACCTCCAGATATTTGAACTGCTCCAGCGATACCAGAAGAACTCCCACCACCTGAAGGGGCAGTAGGAGTCCAATCTGTTCCATTGAAGGCCAGCACATCATTAGTATTAGCTCCTGTTCCAACTATTTGTTTAGGAGTAATTTTTGTTGCTGCCATAATTTATTATGCTATTTTATAAACCATTAAACTTTCATCGCTAGTAAGTGCTGTTGCAAGAGTAAGAACTCCAGTAGCAGATACCAATGTGTAATCTCTAGATACTGTTCCAGAACGAGATAAAACTACACCGTTTCTAACAACAAATGTTTTATCTAAATCTGCTGGTACAGTAAATGCAATATTAGTTCCATCAACGTCAGTTACAGCAGTACCTGAATCCAGGTCAATAACTGAAGAAGTAGAACCTGTCAAATATGCTCTAGTGATAGTTCCACCTGCGGCTGCTTGCCATGTTGGAGCAGATCCAGTTGTTGCAGTAAGAACTTGTCCTGTAGTACCATTGGCAATTCTAATTAATTCACCAGTTGCACTTCTTGTTAATAAATCCCAGTTAGCGTCTGAACCTACATCTAAGCGAACTTTACCTGAATCAGAATAAATCGCATAATGAGAAGCCGATACATTAGCATAAAAACCTCTATAGTCAGAAGCCGCAGTTAATGTAGGACTTACGTTTATACCATAAGTAATACCAGTATGTCCACCAGTCTGATTAATAGTGTGGTTAACATCTACACCAGCAAATGTATTAGTACCTGCTGCTGATGGTGTAAAACTGCCACCAGATCTAAACTGAATTTGATTAGCAGAAGTACTATTTCTACTACCGGAAACACTTAAATTAGGTACATTTGAGGTGTTTGCTCCCATAGCAACATCAACACCAGTATTACCTGATCCAGTAAACATAAAGCCTGTTGAAGCTCCTGCATAATCAAAAGAATATGTGCCATTAGTTGTAGCACTAAATCCATCTTTTGTTATACTTAACTGGTTGGTTGCACCGATAGTTAAAGTACCATCATCAGCAACTCTAAATACGCTTGTACCAGATGAGTTCTGACCTGTGTAGTTATAAGTACCTGAACCTGTTCCAGAACCTCTAGAAGTTAATCTAGTAGAACCTGCTGCGGTAGTTGTACCTACAATTAAATTATTACCATCATAAGTAAAGTTGGTATTAAATGTAAGTGTATCTGCATCAGACCAATAAGCTACCTTATTAGCGGAACCAGTACCATCAATTGTACCAGTTGTTTGAATCCTGGTAAAGGTAATTGTATCAGTACCTAAAGTAGTTACTTCAGATACAGTGATCCAAAGAGTTCCTACGTTAGTAGTACCATCTTCAACAGCTACATATACACCATCTATTTCAGAAGCTGCATCCATCCAACTTACGCGAGTAAGAACAACAGATGAACCAATTCCACCTACAGTATAAACGCCATTGTTAAATGCACCACCTGAACCACCTGTTACTGAATCTTTTACCAAGATAGTATCACCATTCACATAAGTTATTCCGTCATGTGTAAAGGTAGTTCCACCAAGAGTTATCGTAGTAGCTGTTTGAGCTGTTGCAGTTAAAATAGCAGTAGTTGCACCTCTAACTGAACCTTTCCTAAGTCCTGCTACTGCATTAGCAATAGCTGTATTTACAAATGTAACGTTAGTAACGTCAGTACCAGCAGAAGGAGTTCCGTTTAATGTAATATTATTGCTGAATGTCCATGTACCAGATACAGTTTCATTATCTGATAATACGGCTACTAAAGAACCAACATCTAAAGTTGGATTACCTGAAATACCATCTCCATTTGTAACCACAATTTTATTAGTAGTTCCAGTAATAGTTCTAGTAGCCCAAGTGTCGGTAGCTGTTCTTACAGCAATACCATTTGAAGCCAATCCTTCCACAGCAGCTAAATCATTAGCTAATGTAAAAGTAGGATTACCAGCTACACCATCATTATTTGAAATAGTGATACCAGCAGCAGGAGCTGTTAAAGATCTACCAGTAAATGTATCTGCTGCTGTTTGAACAAGAAATCCATTTGTATTATACGCTGCTAATGAATTAAGTGTAGTATCTAATGTAATATTTGTTCTTGTATTACCAGCATCATCTGAAGCGGTTATACCAGCTCCAACAAAGTTAAATTTCGTTCTGGCTGTAAGAGGAGTACCCTCTTCTTGTATTTCTGCGTAGCCTCCTGCTCCAGCCGAAGCATTAAGCGTTGTTCCTGAAATAGAAAGATTCGTACCTATAGTTAACCATGCCACCGCAGTAGCTGAGTCGTCATAGAATGGAATAACGTCTGCTCCTGGTGTTGGGGCTATGATAGCGAAATCATTTGATGTATTTGAAGCTATAATCGACCCAGGAACTGTAGTTGGTTCTAGCTGTTTTAATTTTACTTTTGTTTGTGCCATTTGGTTAAATATGGTATAAAGCTGTTACTTTGTCAGAAGAAACCAACGCTGGTCCTACGACTGTTATAACATTACTACTGATAGTATAATCGTCTGTTATGACTTGATATACACCATTACGATATAAAGTTAACGGAGCATACGATACTGGAGTTGAGGCTAAAGTAATAGTACTACCAGTTATCCCTGTTTGTGTTTCTACTATTGGAGAAACTGAAACATAGGTTGTACCGTTATGGATTAGCATATCTCCCAGAGAACCTCCAGGTAAAGATCCTCCACCAGCTGGTTGCCATGAAGGTAAGCCCGCACCTGAAACAGTTAAAACCTCTCCAGTTGAACCAATACCCAATCTGCCTAGAGATCCTGAACTTGTTCTATGCAAAATGTCTCCAGTTGCATCAGAACCCATTTCAATACGAACTGTTCCAACTACTACTAGTTGGTCTGTTCCTACCGCAAATGTTCCTATCCCCATTGGAGATTCAACATGCACTACACCTCCTGGTGATAATGTGATATTACCGCCACCAGAATCTAAGACATAGCCGCCTCCACGAGAAATTCCAACTCCATCTATTTGTAATGGGTCAAGCCCCGCTCCAAAGAAGACGGCTCCTTGGTCAGATACACGGAACACAGGATTACCTGTTGAATCACTGTGTACGTACCCACTAAATAGAACGCTTGTAGACGTCCCTTGAGTACTAAGAATTGTTCCAATTGGAACAGATCCTTGGTTAATAGCTACTCCGACACCATCATATAAGAATAGATTACTGCCATCAATGGTGTTTGTACCTGTCCAATATGTTACTTGTACTGGAGAACCATTACCAATTACATTGCCTCCGCTTGTTGTTGAAGCTATGGTAAGTGTATTAGCTGCATCATTATATGTTAGCGTTATACCCGCACCCTCAACAAGTAGAGCATTAACTCTATCGTCTATAGTTTCCTCAAGATCTAAAATCTGGCCCACACCTATCAATACTGGATAAGAAGAGACAGAAGTGAGCTGTCCTTGAGAATTGACAATAAATGACGGTATATTACTACCATCTCCGTATGAACCAGCGACAACACCAGTATCTTGTATTCCAAGAGTTCTTGTCGTTGTTAGATCGCCGCCACCAGTCATACCTGTACCGGCAAGAATGGATACTGCGGTGTGATCTATGTGTTCATTTGCAGAGTAATTTAAAAGAAGATCGTGATCTATTGCATTTACAATGACAGCAGCTGAAAATGTGCCCGACGGATCATTATAGGTAAAATTAATTGTGCTTGTGTCTAACCAATTATTACCTATTGCGTCTTGCGCCATTTCATCCGTGTAAGCAGTAACTGATGAGCTAATCTGTAAGGAATTAGTAACATCATTATAAGTGACTGTTATTCCAGTTCCTCCGGATATAAGGCTAGCAACTTCATCCTGAATAAATTCTTCAAGATCAGAAACTTGGGCTGGATCTATGACGATTGGCATTGCTGCTACAGCAGTTAATCTGCCTTGAGCATCAACATCTATACTCGGAACAACAGAACCATTTCCATATGTGCCCGCTACAACACCGGTATTTGTTAGAGATAGTGTCCTTGTTGCGGTTAAATCTCCACCACCGGATAATCCGGTACCAGAAAGTATTGATACAGTACTATGGTCAATATGCTCATTTGCTACGTAATTTAATAGCTGGTCGTGGTCTATTGCCCCTAAATTAATTGTGGCTGTTATTGAGGGCGCATTATCATCATAAGTAAAAGTTATTGTTGATGAATTAACAAATAGGTTACTTACAGTGTCTTCAACATCCTCAATAGTTATGGAGGAGCCACCTCCCCCTAATTCGGTAATGACTAGCTTTATCGCTTGGTAGAGATTAACTGAGTCATTATACAAGACAAGTCCAGCAGAGGCCGGATATATGTTATTTTTTTTCCTGGAAACATTAATAGGTATATCCAGGTCCTTAATTTTATCAATTGTTAACATCTTAGGGTCTGAATAAAGAGCACTCGGAGTAAAGAAAAAGGGAGACGAGGCGGCTAGCGTCCCATCTCCCTTTGATTTCATAACCTACACGAGAGTCAATACAGACGGATTGCCAGTTGAAGGCAACCAAGAGTTTAACGCCGTGTCAAGAAGAGCAATAACTGGATGAGGTGTGGTACCAGTAGAATACCTAGGTATCAACACTATCTCACGTTTTGGTCCATAAGCAGAATGATGGAAATCATTGTTCTGCAAATCACCGTGGTGGATAACATAAGTAACATATTGCTGGGCAACTTCTACTGGAGAAGGGAAGGTGATAACCGGATCAACAGTATGATTTTGCTCGTACTTACGTTGGCCATCAGTAGCTTTATACCAAAGATCCAAAACGCGACCATACCCTTGTCCTTCATCAGGACGTACAGCTTCTACGTTAGAAACAGTTTGGTAGTTGAAACCAGCTGGAAGTTTCACGTCCATGTTTACCTTTACCTGTGGGATCTTATCAGAATAAGCCATTGAATGGTCAAGAGCTAATAGGATAAGGCCAGTAGCCGTACCACCTACGTTTGTTCCTGCATTAGCAAGATCAATAGTGAATACGTGTGTAAAGCTAGAAGCAGTTGCTGCAGCATTCAAAGAAGCCAACATTTCTGCTGACAAAGTGATTGAACGAACAACACCACGATAGTTAAATACTGCAAGAGTATCACCAGCAACTAGTGAAGAAATAGCAACACCGGCAGCAGCACCACCTGGTCCTGAAAGAGCTTCACCAACAGCCAAAGCTACAACTGGAGAAGTTCCCCTGTAACGATTGTAAGCCAAGAAAGCAGCAGAATTACGATTCACTTCGTAGCCAAATTGAGTTACAATCCAGTCAATAGGAAGTGGATAGGTAGCTGCCAAGTCTGTGAAGTTTGGAGTTACTTTAGAGATAGTTAAAGTATTAGCCAGTACACTTGTTGCCATCATCTCATCATAGCGACGAGAACGGAAGCCAATAGACAGGCGATATTCTGTTTCATCTAAAACGTTGATGTCACCAGAAGTAGCCGCAGTAGGTACGCCTACTACCCAAGCATTATGAGCAGCAAGACGAAATGCTTGCTTTGTTACAAGTATGTTATTGTTTCTTCCATCAATATCGTGGGAAGTTTCCAAAGACCGAACCCACAGCGGATAATTAGCAGTGGATCCGTTGACATTACTTGAATAAGGGGTACCTTGAACAATGCGTATAACAGCATTTTCAGCCAAAGTTGGGGTTGCGTCCATAAAAGAATTGAGAGCAACAGTACCGAAAGAAGAAGCTGCAACGATACCAATTTGACCATCAGCAAGATTTACGTTGCCAGTAGTTGAATTAGAGAGTGTACCAGTTACAGGTACAGTTGTTGAGCTGCTTTTTGCAACGATGAATTTTTCAACGCCGCGTTTATTTGAGTTGGTCGGGATCATTTTTTATATATTATTCATGTATTAGTGTCTTTTGGTCTCGAACACTAATGTATTCTGGATTCTCAATATTCCTAGCAGCTAATTGGCAAGCAATATCCACTATTTCCAAGTGTGTATGCTCTGCTGTTTCAAAACTTTTTGCCGGATATACTAAGCCATCCATGTAAGTATAAGTCCCTAAAGAGACTTTTGATGGAAGTTTTACATACTCAAGGGCTACCGAAGTAACTACTTGTGTTGTATAAAGATACATGGAAGAACCTGTATTAGTAGAGTTTCTTCCAAAATTGTACGGAATTGAAACTTTCGAAGCCTTATTAAAGGGGTCTCGTAGCGTCTCATTAAAGTCATCATGTTGGGTGAACTTTAAATTAACTCTTCGAGTGCAGTCTTCGCTTTCTTCAACTAATGCGTACGCATTTACTAAAAAAAGATAGGGTAGTACTGTCTTTGTCAAATCTACTTCATAGAGCCCTGTTGATATTTCAACAGGAGTCATATGAGGTTGAAGAGGATATTTAACTACTAAGTTAGCAAGGTCATCAATTCTTTTTTGAGAAGTTTCGAAGCCCGCTTTCTTAGAGTTGTTTAACCCCATTCTTTGCTTTATAAAAATTAACTGTGCTTCATTTAGAAGCAAGTCTATTTCTAAGGGATTTAAGTCTGGATTTGCTAAAGAATCTACTCTATCCATATTTAGTTTAAAGTGGTAGTGTAGTTCTTTTATTGATGCCATTAGCCTTTTTTGGCTTTAATTTGATTTCGTAGTTCTTCTATTTCGTCCAATTTCTTTGGATTTAATAAGAAGTCAACGGCCTCGGAGTATTTATCTCCAATTACAAGAGTAGCCCCACTTTCGCGTATCCATGTCCAAATATCTTGTTTAGCATAGACAATTCGAAGATTCTGAGCCTGTTTCAATAAGTACATAGTTTCAAATCTAACCTTTCCTTCGGCGCTCTTTAAGAGGTCGCAGTAGTGGTTAAATTTTTCTAGATTAGTATTTGTGCTACTAGCGTTTTCTATGTAATCAAATAAGAAATTAAATGATTGTTCAGCCGATAGCTTATCAGTAGAATTAGATATATCTAATAATACCAAAATTTTAGCTCTGGTTGTTTCATTCATTCCTGAAGCAGCGAGGGCAGAAACAGCATTAGCTTTTGCCTTTGCTCTTTGATACTTTAGAGCATCGCTTTCATTTTCAAGTGCAATATAATGAGTAGCTTTTGGCCACCTATGTTCTCGCCACTCCCTTTCCGAGTTGGCAACTTTTGAAGAAGCTAATAGGACATAGTATCCTATTTCGTCATCCATCTTATCTAAATCAAAAACAGTGGTGCCATCTAGCAGGGGCCAAGACTTATTGTAATAATAACCTAGATCTCTTCCGTCTCCCTTGTAATTTGCTTCGACAAGTTTATTTGAAAAAAAGTCTTTTGGCTTATTCCACTTTGTTTCTAGATAGGTTTGCAATAAAATAGGATTACCATCCTTATCTAGTTCGGCCTTCCCCGTAGCAGGGTCTATCTTATAATTGTAGGAGATAAAGTTAGCCAATCCCCCAACCTTAGCTGAGGGAAGGGCTACCAATATGTCTTGTGAACGTCCTACTTTTGTTTTCTTGAGCTTTAACCCTGAGGTTTCTGAAACCCAATCCGATATTCCAGAAGTTGTAGCTCTTGGAATAGACATTACAAATACTAATTTTGACATTTAATTTTCCTTTTATTTGCATTAAACAAAAAGTCTGATCTCCTGTGGAGACCATATTATAATTTCTTTATTAAGAAGAGTTTAGTTAGTGCTAGTGTTGCATTCAATAACAATACAGGAAAGGTTATGGATGTAAGTATCGTAGCTAGTTGGGCTGCATTTGTTGTTGCTATCAGCCCTCTCAGTGACTGCATCTCCCAAAAAGAGAGCGTTTTAGTATTACCCAAGCTTAAGAGTTTCTCCTGCAACAAGAACACTGTACTAATCGAGCTCAGTGTCACCACTATTGCGTTGAGTATTTCCATTTATTGTTAAGTATTTTTGCAATACCACCTCAGTATTAGCTATTAAAAAGTTAATAACTTTCATTGAAACTAATCCTAGAACAAACCCAACACCAGATGAAAATTTATTATCTAGTCCAAGGTAATGTTCTGTTAGTGGGTGTAAATAAGCAGCCGTAGAGGCTCCTCCTATTATCAATAGAAGCGCTCTCATAAACGAGAGTTTTGTCTCATATGTTAATGAGACAATACCCCCAATTAATCCTGCCACTAGAACCGACAACTTTATACCAAGTTGGGCTTCTAAATTCATACTATCCTTCGAAATCTGTGATGAGCTCTCCGCAAGAAGTTACATCACGAATGATGGCACCTAAAGTACCCTCAATGTGAACACTGTAACCAGCTTTAGCTGTTACCGCGAATCCTTTTCCTGTAATTGGGCCCATTGGAGTAACGGATCCAGGTACATAGAAGTAACGGAAAGTATCTTTTACTTTCAAGAGTTCAAGATTCTTGCCAAGTCCTTGTGCTGTTTCAACACCGCGACCTTCAATATTCAAGAAAGTCATACGAGCTGAATCAATAGGCATATTTGGATAAAGCGGGTGCATACGTTTGCAATACTGCAAAGAATCGTACATTGGATTGTGTACAAGACGAATCTTGATTCCAAGTGGCCCTGTGTATTCTACAAATTGAGCGCCATAAGCAAGACCAGGAGTAGAAGAACCAGGATTAGAAGCAGAACGTACGAAGTGTGAATCAACGGTCAAGAAACCATTAGCAACAGCGACAAGTGCGTTGTGGAACAGTAGCTGACCAAGTTGTCCCGTCCATATTATTAACTCATTATCTCTAATGAGATTAGACTATATCATCGTCCGCTTTTTTAAGTTGGGACGCCTTTCGTTTAGTCGTTGAGATGCTATAATTCAATTTCATATCTAAAAATTTTGAGTACTTTCGATCAAGGTGCACAGTTGAGTCTTTGTAAAGAAAGTTTTCCAAGTCCAATAAATCATTTTGGCTAAAATATTCTATGCGCGAAATTCCGTTATGTTTTGTTGTTCGGATTTTTGATGCTTTAACTGGGCACACCTCTTGAATTCAATTCAATAATCATGTGTAACCAATAAAGCTTGCATAGTAATAATATTGTTTACCACCGTGACTTTTATGATTGTAAATAGACCCATCACCATCAAATACTCCACGAATAAAATGCGAATACATATTACTTGGAAGCTTATTTAAAATCTCCGGAGATTTTAATGTTAAAATAGGCTCTATAAACTCTTGAATACCAATGGATATTTTATATTGCAAACTACCTCGTAGTTGGGGATTTGCAGTGACTCTCTCTGGCTCTAGGTTAATACACTGAGCAAAACGCAGTAGTATCTTTTTGTCCTGCTCGTGCAGGGAGATAGTCATATTAAACTTATCTGCATTGGTTCTTTTTACAATGGATCCATCTGCGTGAAGTAATCCTAAAAAATAGGCTTTCTCCGGCGTATTGATCTCTTTGAAATAATCAATCTGAAGAGTTCTGGTTTTTTGCTTTCGTTTAATTCCAGCTAATTTTGACTGAACAAGAACTCTATTGACAGCCCTGTAAGGGAGTCGTAGTTCTCTTGCTGTTCCTGAGATTGATCTTATTTTTAGATATGTATTGATTATAGTTATCTGCTGATTGTCTATTACTTCGGCCTTAGAATTTTTCATCATAGCTAATGTTTAGTATTGTTTCTGCTTTCGCACCTATTATAATAGGAACTAAACCTTTAAGAGTTTCCAGCATATAGAAAGGTTTTCTAATGCAATATTACTATTACACGAGACAACGGGTAGTTTATCATTGTGATTCCACGATTTGCTTCGTCAGTGCGGCCAAAGAAAATGTTCAACAAGAAATCTTGAAGAAGATTTACAGTAATAGGACCATTGAGATACTGAATCCAAGAATCTTTCAATTGTTGGCGTACACCAGGACCTGTTTTTTGCCAGTAACCGTCTGGACCCTTAAGAGTAGATTTTTCACCGTAAACCAGTGCCCACTCCATGGATTTGTAAAGTTCATCAACCATCATAGCTTCAGCATATGGAAGGAACTTAGATACGGTTTTGGTAGAACCATTAGGATCGGTGCCAAGGAATTCAAAGCCAAGGCGGCCTTGTTGTCTCCACTTTTTGTTCAGAATAGTTCGTTACACTATTCTCGTTATAAACTGGCAAATTTATAAACGGCTCATGGTTTCCCATGAGAACAGACTATATCATCTCCTGAGAAGAGGAGGTTTCTGTTTCGGACCACTTGGCCCTACTCCCTTTGGGGGATAGTCGTTGAACTAAATTATAATGGACAGTACTTACTCAAGATATAAACTCAAGGTAAGTCATTTCTCTTTTCGCGTAGTTACAGTGCCGACAAGCCGGAAGAACGTTATCGTGAGTATAACCTTTGTTTGGATCTACTCGATCTATTCCCTGATACGCGAAAGAGATTTGTTTGTTTCTACCATGTTTTTTGATATTCGCGGGCTGTACTCCACAATAATGGCAAGAAGATGTAAACAATTGATAACTTTCCTCTTGTGTTAGATTGAAAAGTATATTTCTCCTTTTTGCTTGCTGAGCGTAATCCATATGAATTAGCTTATAGAGCTCTTTGCTCTCTTTGTTTGCCCAGTAGAGTTTGTGTGCACATTTTGCGCATGAAAAACCTAAATTTAATTTCTCAGATATTTTTCCGAGATTTAGGTAATCTCATTTGTCAACTGTTCTTTGAACTCCACATTTACACTGCAATCTAAGTTTAGCCCTGCCTAGCTTATTCTTTACAATTCTTAGTAAAGTCCAATCTCCTTTTGTTTTTGGTAGATGTTCCATTTTATAATTTAGCTGCTGATTGCCCATTGTTTCATACTTAGGATTGTTACTTGTAAAGTACCTAAGTCTTTAGGGGTTTCCAGCAATTAAGAAACTTCTTCGATATATATTTCTATATAAAGGGCCTAAAGTTAAGCCTTATCGGTTACTTCGATCTTCTGAGCAAAAGCGCCTAATTGGCTAGCAAGTTCAAAGATGTTTGGGTACTGTTGGGTACCGAATACTCCGTTTGCTTCAGAGGCAACGGCTGTTGATACTTTATCAAAAGCACGACCCGCAGAAAGATACTTAGGATCCAAGAATTTAGTTGGATCATCAGTCAAAATACGAAGAGTATAGATAGTTCCAGTACCATCAGTAATCTTATCCATTACCTGAAGGTTGAAGTCATTGTCTTCACCTTGGATAACATCAGGATGCTGATAGTAATCAAGATCTAATTTAACACGGAAAGGTGTTTGATTCAAACCTGGAGTCAGATTTGAAGCCTCTACATTTTCAAGTACACGAGCTGATTTGCGCTCTGCACCTTGAAGCCTCCAGCGAACTACTTCACTTTCAACTTCGAGACCTCCGTTTGTTCCCATGCCAGTAAGGCTAAGGAAGGGTTTAATTTTAAAAAAGTCGGAACCAGATGAAAAGATTTTCATAAGAGCTCCTGGCAGGTAAGATGGTTTGCCACCGTCATAGGCCTGCGCCAAATAATCGGAATCAATGAAGGAACCTCCAAAGGAATCCCACTGTTTAATGATTAAGGAAGATTGAGGATTTGCCATAGTTATTATAAGTTCCACAGAACAGAATCATCGGTATTAGTCTGTGGAGGTTTTGTTGAGGCACGTTGGGCCTGTTTTGGGTCAAGAGTCCTACTTAAGGCTTCTTGGAATTGTTGGGTTGCTTTTGTTTTCACCTTACGCTCAAGCCTCTCTAAAGAGAAGCCTGCTGAAGGATCGTATTCCAGTAATAGATCAGCTAGTTGGGCCTGATGCTCAGGATTAGCTAAAATAGAATTGATGGCTTGGTTAAAGCCAGTACTAACTCCAGAAGGAGTATTTATTGGATCAAAGAAAAATGCTTTGACCTTATTTCTTCGTTGTGGATGAACGCTTGGGGAAGATTCAATCGCCGCAGCCAATGCTTGTGTTTTTGCCTCAGCTTTTTCACGAGCTATTCTATCACTTTCTTTCAATGAAAGTAATTCTGCATCTTGCTCTTGTTTTCGTAATTCCTGAAGTTCTGCATAAGAAAGATTTGCCTCCTCAGCTAGATCTTCTGGAACTTCAGCTAACCGTTCAACTATTTTATTTATGCGTTCGTCAGAGTAATTAGACGTTTTCTTTAGTGCTAAAAATACTGCCTCTTTTTGTCCATCAGTAGTCGTTAGATCTACGTTCATTAGAGGATCGACACCATACCTTTCAAGAAAAGATTTGATATCCTGTCCACCGTTTAGAGCGTAGTCTAATACAGACTTGAACTCTTGAGGAAGAGAGGCTGCTAGTGCTTCAGCTGCTTTTTCAACCTGACGTTGTTTTGTGTAGGAAAATATAGTCTCTAACTCAGCTGGTGTTCCTTTAAACTCAAAGTTTTCAGGAAGCTCTACTAACTCATTTTCGGTCAAAAATTCAACATAGGCTTGAAGTTGAGCATCTCCTTCTTCAGGGGGTTCAACGACAGCCTCTTCAGGATCGGTAGGTGGAGAATCCACAATATCAATGTCTTGAGGATCAGCTGGTGGCACAGGTTCTACTGGTGGTGTGTCTGCTAGCATCGTAGCTAGAAAATCATCATTATTTTGCATACAAAGATACGAAATTTAAAATTTTTTGTCAAGTTTTTTACAAACTTTCGATTTTTTGTTATAGCCCTATGTTTTTTTAGAGGCCTTTTTAGCTCTTTCTTTGATCTCTTTTTCGCGTAATTCCTTATCTTGGGCTAATTTTTTCTCTTCAATATCTAGTTTACGAGAATCATTTTTAGCATCATTTAGGAACTTTTGTACTTCTAAGGGATCGGGAATTCCATTGTTATCTATATCTAGATCTTGTTGGAATTTGAATACCTCTATTTGCGCTAGTCTTTCTTTATGCTCATGTTCTAGTTGTTGCTTCAAGAGTTCAAATTCTTGTTGAGCCTTTTGTTCCTCTTTTGAAGCCTGAAAAGCTGCTTGTTGATTCTCACTCTCTCTTGCAAAGGTAGTCTCCTCTGACTGTTTGATTGCGTGTTTCAATTCTGCTACTGAGTTACTTTCATACAGAGTAATAAGATCGGAGAATGTAGCTCTGTTTGTATTTAACAGACCATCAGAAATTCCCTTCAAGGCCTGGAACATTTCGTGCTCTTTACCTGAATCTGTCACAAATATACCGAGATCGCAGTCTAATAATTCATCGGCATCCATCTCAAGGGTTGCTAATGATAGATCATCTAACACATATTGTTTTATTATCTTCTGACCTTTCCAAGCGTACTTAGCAGTATATACCAAAGAAGAAAGGATCTTTTCCCAAAGTTTTGCATGTGTCTGAAAGTAGATTTCAGTTATAAGCGCTGACATCATTATGTTCGACTGAGCATTTGATACTGCTTCAGTTGGAGTAGTTTGTCCTTCCCTCTGTCTGGAGACACCAGCTACTTCAGAAATTTGAGCATCAATAGCCGATAGTATACTAATGTAATTTAGTATATGCTGCATATTTGACATGTCTGCAACACCAGTAACCTTGCCTCTCTGACTTTGCCCTGGCATATCCCCGTTAGCTAATGAATTATAGAGATCTATATTCATACGCTTTAAATAGTAGAGTGTTTTCTCTAAGCCTATCTTTGGATCCACCATAGATATGTCAAAAGGAAATACCTTCCCTTGATCTTGCGCAATTAGCTCTTTAAGCTTATGCATTACTATAAAGTAAAGGTATTGGAAAGGTTTCATTCTATCCATAAGAGAGACTGAGCCCGCATTCATAGCATTATATATAATACCATGGTATCCTAGGCTCACCTTGTATGGATTGTCAACAGAACGATACTGCAGCTCTTTTGGACCTATCATCGTGTAGATGTTGTGCCCAATCTTTGTGCCTGTCCAAACTTCAGGAATATAGTCCCAATTTAATTTATAGAAAACACCATCAACTTCCCATATAAAATACGTAGTTTTAGCACCATAAGCTCTGGTTACTACTTCTTTAGTATAGATAGTAGGGATCTCAAAATCTTCAGAAACCATTTTAGATTCTGTCTCCCCAAATTCATTTTGATACTCTATAAATCCAACCTTTCTTTGGGATACCCATTCAACATGGGAAACTAGTATATCTTCTGTGTTACGTTTGCCGTAACTACCATGGTCGGCTGACTCAATATCAAGAATAGGGTCATAGGCTGAGTTACCGTATTTAGCGGTGGCACCCATAGTGAATTCCCGCACTGGGTTGGTTGTGCCTGTATTTGTATCCAATTGCTCTTTCTGATCTTCTGAAAGATACTTACCATAACGATCAAGTACTTCTGATACAGTCATATAGGTTTTATACCCCGCATAAAGTGAATCTTGGATCCACTTTGTTTCAGCGCTCTTGTGGCAGAAGAATCCTAATGGATTAACCACGGTTATTTTTGGTTCTCCATTCTCTGTTCCTACATACACAATCTCTTCTCCAGCAATTAGAGCATGCTTGAATGTATCTACCTTTAGATCTTTTATATCTAAAGCTCTAGAAAAATACTGTAAGAGAGCCTGGGTCAGTAATTCCCTACGCTCACGATAATCATATCGCATGTATCTAGAAACGTCTTTAGGATCTATTAACGTATCTTCACTGTCCTCAGGCATTAAACCCATGGCAGTTTGCTTTGCATCTAGAAGTACCTTTTCAATATATTGTTTGAACAGTGTGTCCCTATAGAATAACTTTGATCTTACGCCTTCACTATTGACCAGAATGGCTCTATAATTGAAAGGACGTTTTGTTAGGTCCGAAAGTAAGATCTGTATCTTATTATAAGTTTTATTATAGGGCTGAATTGTGTCTTTAAATTGGCCAACATCTAGTCCTAATGGATTACACTCTCGTTCGAAATCGGCTTGATTCAACTCATTATTATAGAGTTGATAGTTTGATAATTTTCTTTGGTAGTCCGACGTTGGCGCGTTTATAACTCCTTGACTTGTTGGCGTGTAGCTAAGTATGGAATCAATAACCTCTTTAGCCCAAGCAAAATTATTTTTAGACTTCGCTTCGTAGGACTGTCGTTGTTTGGGTAAATTGAACATTAAATAATCTATTATTATTTATAATAAGCCGATCAAGGTCTTTTTCTAACTGAGAAAACTCTGCCTGGTGAAAAACCTTACGTTGCTCTAAATTTGATAACTCTTCTAGTCCTAAGATACATCCTATAAGGGATGAAACGCGGTCGAAGTTACCGTCTAAGTTGTAAGCTATTAATTCTTGTAATAGTGCTGGATCTGGTATTAAATCCAAATTTCTTTTTCCATCTCCTCGATCCTCTAGTAAGAAAGATCTAACATATTGAAGGGCCTCCCATTTTACTTTATCGTTTGATAATGGATACCCATAGACTACTTGAGGAGATCCCTCAAAAGCAGCCTTTCGATTAAATATCGTAACTGGTTGTCTGGCTAGGAGGTCTAAACGTCTTATCTTCTCAAAATAATCTTTTACGTTACCTACGTTATTCTCAAAGTATATCTTTGCATTTCCATAGAAAAGAGAGAGTTTATAGAGAATTTCGTTCACTTGATTTTTACCAAGGTAAGGGCGCCCTATGTAGGTCGCAACTATCTCAGAGAATCCGACAGTTGATGGGTACTTGTTTGTCTTGATAACATATATAGAGGCTAAAGAAGTTCCACTTTGCCCATCATCTTTATAGGGGTCACACCCTATTATATAGGCGTCTTTTGGCACAGCACTGTCTATAAGTTTTGGAAGTTCATACAGTATAACCGCTCCTTCTAATTCTTCGCCTTCATAAGGAAACTTGTTGATGGCTGTGAGTTTTTCATTAATCTCGTAGTTTACTCCATTATAAACTTTGGCGTCTGGGTCAAAATATAGGACTGCCTTCTTTTCTAAGTAATCCTGCATTTTGTGGGTTTGAATCTCAGACAATCGTCGCCTTAATTCAGCCGTAGGAAATATGTTAGCTGTCTTAGTTAAGAACATTTCGGAAGGCACAATAGGACGATATTGCATTTCCTTGTTTAGTGCTTCAGACCCACCAGAATCTCCAGCTTTCTTTTTTCTTACATTTATAAGGGCCTTTCTCGCTGCATCTATATTAGACACACCTGTTTCTGGGTCCTTATATTCATTGAGTACTTCATAAGCTGGAAGAAAATAACCTATCTTACCTCTGTGCTCCCAAGTATCTTCAAAAGCTAATATACCATATTTATCTGGTTCATAAAACATCTCGGCGGCATCTAAAGTACCACGGGTCATGTCACCACCGGTACCAAGCATCATAAGCATGCCTGTCTTTCGTAGGCCGTTTCTAAGGTTATCCACAGTGTTGGCATACACATCTTTTAGGCCACTAAACATACCCGCTTCTTCTAAAACTAGTAGTAGTGGACGAGTACCTTGTGCTGCAAAGGAATTAGCTGCGAAAGATCTATGCTTTATAGATGATTTAGAGCCCGATACTTCCCAGGCTCCTTGCTCCTTCTTTTTATATTCGGCAATGATCTCCTTATTTACTTCCCAAGATCCCTTATATCTTTTGGAGAATGGGGATGGGTATGTACGATCATGCAAAGACTGTTTTCCTGGTAACTGGTCAAAAGCGTCTCTAACCTTTTTTAATAGATCGGCGGATCTGTCCGACTTTTCAGCTCCTACTAAGAGTTCGACTGGATCGGGATATTTACGAGTAAATTCATTATAGACAGTTGCACCATCCATTAAAAAATTATGCCCAATTAAACTTGAAACCATGTAAGACTTGCCGGACTCACGGGAGCCTAATAGCATGAAATTCTGCAATGGGTTCTCAAATAACGCCCTTCCAAGAGGTTGTTCATAAGTTTGGAACAAAGCCTTTCTAGCTGGGACATATGTTTTCCTTTGGCCTGTCGAGGATGACATAGTATTAGGGTGATACAACATCAATATATCATCCGTTATATCTTCGTCTAACAATATTACATTTGATGAATATTCATCGTCATCAGCAAATCCAGAGAAACCCCTAGCCTCAGTATAGTAATTAAAGAATCTATACTCAACATCCCTTAACCAGGGCCGATCAAAGGTCTTTAAGGCTGATCCTTTCTTATTCAGTCGTATAGTATGAAAGTTTACATAATAGTAAAGGGCCGGCGGAATATACATCCCACTGGCCCAAGCACCTTCAATACACTTTCTTCTTTGTTCTCTCCAAAAATTTTTGTAATCCACCGAGAGGGGGTGGTATTGTGGTATATCTTTGATTACCACATCTGTTGCTTTAAGCATAGTCCATAGCCGGAGGAGAATATGGAGGAGTTCTATCCAAATTAGTTAGCGCAACATCTGATAAGATCAACATGTTTGCTGCTGAAACAGCGTTTGTGACCGCCTGTTCTACGACTAATAAAGGATCAATAATTCCTCTGGTCTTTAAATTGTCAAATTCTAATGTCCTAGCATTATATCCATACTCAGGATCATTTTTGTCTGTGATTTTTTCTATGATTGCCTCAGCATTCCTACCAGCATTATTTATAATAACCCTAAGAGGCTCTTTTAATGCGTCTGTAAAAGCTTGTGTGATAGGATTATCCGATTGGAGTTCTTCTGCTACCCATAAAAGAGCAGTACCACCTCCTAACAAGTAACCTTTAGCAACAGCTGCTGAGGTAGCTCTAAGAGCATCATCTACTCTATCCTTTACTTCTTTTTGTTCTGTCTCGGTGGGAGCCCCAACATTAATAGATGCTACTTTTGCATTTAGATCTGCTAACCGTTTCTGATACTGAGTTGTCATGTAAGCATTTTCACTGTTAGCCAAATGCTCTTGAACAATCTTTACTCGATCTTCTATCTCAGCTTCATTTCGGACTGGTTCTACAAAAATAGTCTTATCTTTTGTTACTATTATCTTTTCAGCTCTTCCTAAGTAGTGCTTACCAAAATCTGAGTTTGGCGCATTGTTACTTAGAATTTTTGCTGAAGTAAGAGCCGCAAGATCTTTTAAAAGTTCAGCTCGATTCTCTCCAAATGAAGGTCCTTCAACAGCTGCTACTCTAACAGTTCCTTTGAGTTTATTTACAGCCAAAATCTGAAGTGCATGTCCATCTATAGAATCACAAAGAATTAAGAGGGATCTCTTCTGTTCATGTGCCATCTCTAGTATAGGAACAACATCTTCCAGCGTACGTAGTTTATTGTCAGTTATATAAATAAGTGGCTTTTCTAATACTGCTTCTCCTTTTGCTGAATCAGTAATAAAATATGGAGAAGCAAAGCCTTTGTTTATAGATACTCCAGGAACTAATTCTACTTCTGTTCTACCGGTCTTAGAATCTCCCAGAGTGATTAGGCCTTCCTTGCCAACATACTCAAAAGCTGAGTGAATTAAGCCGCCAATAACTTCGTCATTATTTGCTGAGATTGTAGCGATCTTTAATATATCTTCAGAATCAACAGGAGATGCCTTCTTGGTTAATGATAACCTTGTTTTATGCAAGAGCTGCTCAAAAGCACGCTTTATATCAATAGGTTGATAACCAAGCTTAACTAGTTTAAGTGCTTGCTTTACTAAGGCGGCGGCAATTACTGTTGAAGTAGTTGTACCATCACCAGCAAGAGTGGCAGTCTTATCAGCGGCCTGTCTGATAATAGACGCAGCCATATTCTCTGTTGGATCTTCCAAGGTTACATGAGAGGCAACCGTGATACCATCCTTTGTTACAGTAATAGCACCATATTGAGTCTCTATAATCACATTCTTACCCATTGGGCCTAAGGTAGACCCTACTATATCAGCAATAGTTTTAGCTCCTTGCAATAGTTTATCTTGTGTTACTTCTTTATACGATATTTCCTTTATCGGCATCGACATTTGTTAACTGCTTTAATTGTTCAATATTTAATGTTGTATCCTTATACCAAATACTAGGATGCTGTTTTCTCACTCTACCTAAGATCTGCATTTTTAAATTTGACGTGATAGAGTCCACATAGGAATCTAATTTATCAAATTCATCAGTTGGAATAGTAACTGCTATGGTTTCTTCGTATGGCCAAAGCGAGTATTTTATTTCAACTTTAATTTGCATCTTCAGGTGTTAGAATTTCTGTAGCTGTTGGAGTCACCCCTTCCGCTGGGATAGCTTTTTGACTTTCGGTATAGTGTAGCCAATTTTCTATGTCAGCATGGTGTACAAGATGTTGCAGATGTTCCTCTACCATTGATTTTCTATAATCAGAAAGGATATATTGTCCGAATGAAATAAGTTCGTTTGTCATTTAATTAAGTTTTGAATTTAATAGTTTTTCTTGTAACATATCCAATAAGGTAATTACAGAAAATGATAATCTCTGTCTCAGATTTTGGGCATCATTTTGGTAACGGATAACTTCGTATAAGCGTGTAATGTAATTAAAGGTATCACTCCATTGCTGTAAAGTCATTTCTGCCTTTGCTATTGGCTCAGCCTTTGCCCATTCCTGCCCAGAAATTATCCACGGACTATTTTCGATAGTCATGTTGTTTAAATGTGTAATTGTTGCTGAGCCTGGATATATTGTTTTGCAGCTATTACTGTCCGTGCTTGTGGTTATGTAACTACCCTTATTTGTTAGTGTATTTGAAGTTGTTGTGTCTTCCTTCATTGTCGCGAAGGGATTCTTACCGGTGCTTGAACCACCTTTATTAGTAAACATATGTTCCATATTATAATTGAGTAGATAGGATTGGAGCTACTGGAGTATCTTCAGGTAACTCCTGAACTTGTATACCACCATCAGACCCACCTAATAATTTTAGTAATGTTTCTATTGATGCTTTTATATAATATTCTTCTGCCTCAGTTCCAAATGTAATGGCTGTTTTTCTTCGAAACTTTATTGGAAGTTCTTTCTCTTCTAAGGGTCGCATTGAAACGACTCTAGACAGATCAAAATAAAACGGAATCTCATATAACTGCGAATGATCTTGCCCAGTCTCATCATGAGTCCTAAGCATTGTTGTTTTTACTCACATCATAAAATAAAGGAAGATTTACAGTTAGATAATGATAGATATTCTCATAAGACTTCATCTGATATTCAGATATGGTGATAGATCTAGAAAGATGGGACATCAATGTTCCTTCGTTGTATATATTTAATTCTAATCTCATAATTTATAAATTTACCCATAGTTACTCCGTCTTTAGGCCTTCCTTTACTCAGCCAGTAACGATTACCTTTCAGATATCCCTAAAGCCACGGTATGGGTATTAGAAGAAATAGTAGGATTCGAACCTACAGAGAGCTGTAATTTCACTCGCCACCGCCGCCATTATCACATCAACCCTCTATTACAGAAGAGGGCATTTAGTGCCTGGACGTTTGGTCTTTCACCTTGTCTTTCTTGGTGGCTACTTTCCCAAAGTATATTTCTAAACCAACGACATCAAACCTTGTAACATTATAGTCGTGTTGTTACGTCTCTCTTAGGGTGTTCTTTCCCCACACAAGGTATGTATTCATAGTCTAAGCTATGGTTTCTTCGAGACTTTTATTTCTTTCCCATTGTTATTTAAACGTGAGGACGGGAAGTCCGGCGTTCCTTTTTACAGGACACACTTACTATCATGCTTATTTGAATAGTGGGCCTTGGGCAGGCCTTTGCAAGGGGGACAGGACTCGAACCCGTATCATCTGGTTTTGGACACCAGCTTCCGCAAATTTGAAGTTTGCTTTCGTCTCCTAACGAATAAACCCCCCTGTGTTAAAACTCAAAATGAGTGCCTGGGGGTAGGGGCCCTACTTTACAGCGGTGCCCCCAAAGGTCCCAGGTAATATATTCCACATATAATAGTGTGGCGCTAGTTTATCTATGATATTTCGCTTGGAGATGGCGAGAGTCGAACTCGCGTTTTAGAATCCATCAAAATAGGACAGTATTACAGGTTTTAAGATATTGCTATCTAAGCGTAAACTGTACTAACTACTTCAATTTCTACCTCTTGAGGAACAAAGCGGGTAGAGTTCTTTGGCACTAAAAGTGCGGGCTCAAATGAGTTGTCATTTATATTTAAAAGTGTTTAACGTCAATGACGACCTGAGTCCTAATTTCGATGCGCCGATCCTAATCAAAGCCAGGCATCCCCGTGAGTGGTAGGATTATGAATCCACAGACCTAAAGTCCCCACCCTATAAATTATATATCTCCCTTTTCAGCTAGAGATTCTTCAATGTCTCCATGTGTTTTAGCTTGTCTTTCTTTCAAGAGCTTCTCTGAAATAGACTCATACTGATCCCAAAGTTTGGGTGTATTTGCTAATAACTTATCCTTCATCTCATACGTTGTTTCATTATAAGGAACAGAAGCTATGAAATCATCTCTTTCGTGGAGAGTTTTTTCCCAGCGCATTAGAGCACGCTCAGCTTTTGTTAGAACCTTTTCCTCAATAAGAGTTAAGAGCTCAGTATAATCATCCCAAGAGAATGAGGGATCTCTTTCTAGGAAATCCTGTTCTATCAATGATCTTCTCTCTAGTGGAGAGAGTTCATAGAGTTTAGAATCAGGGTGCGCGTATAAGAATAGCGCTCATAAATATTTTGATTCTATTTCCTTAGTAGGCGGAAGTACTATCGCCACCATTGGATTAGAGGCATGAAAATCTCTGGAGATATCAAAACTATTGATTAGCGTCATCAACTGGTTTAGCTTGGAGAGACTCCCTGAACTTCTTAATCAATAAGATTATTTCCTCGATAATAGCTACCACTTCTTTCCAGTGGAATAGAACATTCCAAAAGTTAACCTTACGAAGTAGTTGTGGAGATAGCTTGCTCTCAATAAAAAGCAGCCTATTTACAGATTCTTGAGCTACATTCTTTAGCTGCGCAGCCTGTTCTTTTGTAAGAGCAAGCTCCTGCTCTAATTTAGCTACCTTAGAAATCTGTGCTTGTTTGTTTGCGTTATAAACCTTTGCCATATAATTAAATTATTGCCTCTAAATGCGAGGTAGGTATAGAGATCTTACCATCGAACAATAAGACCTTTGATGATCGATCAGTGAAAAATTGATAATTAGGTGAAACTGACATCGGATTAACCAATACTCTATCACCAACAGCTAGCGTGTAGCCTTCATCTTTTAGAAGCTTCAGAGCATAGTCGGATATATCTATCACGGTACCCTGAGCTAAATAGGGCTCGTTAGTTACCCTAGCCTTTAACTTACCCCCATCAGTCTCTTCAAACTTCACGAATGGGACTTCAATACCAGAAGGTAGTGTTGTATTTGAATCTTCTTTATCTAATTGAATTAGAATCCTATTACCCAATAATTTCATTTTGTTCTATAGGAGATTTAGTGAGAGGTTTAATATGGTCCATTAGAGCCTTTGCAGTAAGAAGCTTTAGATCCTTAAGTTCAGGATCTGCTTGAATCTTCTCTAAGAGAATTGTTAGAGTCTGTATTGTAGTAAGATGAAGCTGATGCTGCTGCATCATATACTGCATATCTGATAGTGCTCTATTATACTTTGCTGATGTTGACATATATCTTATGTGTGCCAGGAACCAAATCGTTCCCTAAATTTTCGTGATTTTCTATATTCATAGACCTGGTGTCTCAACTTCCAGGCGTTAGCTAATAACTTCTTATAAGACCCATCTGGAAACCTTCTCGCCTTATTTATCATTGTTCTCATAGCCTTGTTAAAAAGGTGAGGTTTTAAGTACAGCGATCCGAGGTCCTCTAGTCTGAATCCTACATACTTCCAGGTTTTATAATTCTCATTTATAATATGCCCTTCGAACATAATTACCTTGTGTACCACATCTATAGGCAGATTTAGGGCTTCTGCTGTTTCTTTAATCAGCGGGTCTATAGAGTAGGTCAATTCGTAAATCTTCATGCTTCAGTAGTTTCTTTATAACTGGATTAAAGTCTATAAAATTATCCTCATCCCTAATCAAATACCCTTTATTCACCATAGAAGTGATCTTCTGAGAGAGAGCCTGTTTAGTAACAGTAGGTACATAGAGTGCCGCTATCATCTTTCTAGCCTTTGTAGAGAAGGGATAATACCTTTCCTTTGGAGGTAAGTCCAAGAACTTAGCTAGTAGCGCAGCTTCTGAATCTAACAGATTCTTGCCTTTAGGTGCTCCGTAAGATATAAGCTTTAGAGCCCTATAGTAGTAGTCTTCTGTAGTAGAAGCTGTTATATTCATTCTCATATAAACTTAATTTAGTACAAAGATACAACATAATTGAGCCAAATCCAAATAAATTAGTAATTATTTTCTAAAAAATGTTAATTTTTTTCGCTCAAGTTCCCCGCTGGGGATGAGCGGTAGGTGAGCTCAGGGGAAGACATAGCTATGCCCTACCGTTTTCCAGGGCGAAAAACGGTTTTGGCATTTATCTAAAGACTTAGAAGTTAGCAGTCCTACCTCTTTTTTAGGAGAGGTTACCCCACATAAGCGAAAATAATGTGCCCTACTAGAACACTTATGATACTAACAACTCTATTTCTTTTAGATATTTTCGCAACTATCGGGGACAATTGGCTGCTCTTCGCAGTTATAACCCGACGTCTGAACCCAGGACTATTTTTTGCATTGATGTCTGAGGGCTGATCTGTAGTCTAGTTCTACAGGTTGCTGTAAATTACTAATTGGCAGTAATATGTTCATAAACTGAATGTAAGAGGGACGGTTCAATTTGAAACCATTCACCATTAATTCTATAATTATGATAAACTGTGTGTAAGTGTGCTTCAAGTTCTTTAGAACCCGGAATAGTGAACAATATACGTAATCTGTAGGGACATCCTGTTTGAAGACCTCTTAATCTTCTTGCTGGGTCTTTGGAGAAACCTATTTTCATATATTGATAATCCTCGGTAACAATGAAGTAAATCAACTTATTTGTAATTTACCACAAAGATACAACATTTAAAAACAAATGTCAAGTTTTTTGGCAAAAAAAAGTTTTTTTTTATAGCCCTATCTATTTTTAAGTGTAAATTAGAGTGTATTTTTGCCTAAAATCTGGTTCTTCAAGCTGAAATAAAGCAGCCTCAAACACGATTTCCATGCTATTTCCATACACCTTCACTATATCCTGCTCTAAAACATTAGTGTATTTTAACACAATCTGTGTACCTTCCTTTGTCACATTTAGATAAGCCAATTCCTGTGGCTTATTCTTCTTGTGTAGAGCTAGAGGGAGTTCATAAAAGAGTTCGTCTGTGGTGGACATATTACCCTGGGCTTTAAGTGTGAATTCTCTTTTTTCTTACCGTATCTAGGATGAGCGTCCGCTAACGCTCTTAGTGTTTCAGGATTATCTGCCAACTCCACATAACCAAAGTGGCCCCGTACAATAAGGGTTTTTGCTACTAGGTTCTTCCAATCCTGGACGTCTTCCCTATAGTTAGCCTTTAATGCCTCATCCTGTGTTGTATGAAATCTACCATTCCTATCGTAGACACCACAGACTGGCGTTATTTCTTTGTTATACATTTTATATTACCTTTATAAATAGTTTTTGATATAAGCTGAATAGCGTGCCTTAAATCTACGGCCTGAAACCTATAGAACGGATCCTTTACTAAGATCTCGTCACCATCCATATAGACTCTCCACTGATAATCCTTGTGAGGAAGCTGCTCCCCTAACTCAATTTCGTATAGATTAGCCTTAGTCTTGATCTTGTTCGACATGTGTAATATGTTTTTCTTCTATTAAAAAATCTCCTATACGCCAAGGTTCCTTTGGATCATAGCTAAAATAAGCATATCCATACCTCTTTACAGTTATAACTTTACCATCTAGTACAATCCTAACTGGCTTATTCCAATTTATCTTAGATCTGTCCTGTGTTACCATCTTCTAGTTCTTTTCTGCTATCCATTCCATTATTCTATTAACTGAAATTTGTCCCTCTCCTTCATATAGAAAGGTCAGTGGATCTTCTTCAGATTTTAAAAAATCTATAAGTAATCTTATTAGTTCATCTATTAGTTCTTCTCTCATATTAACAAGGTTTACAAGTTTTTTCATCGGATATAGAAGATACAAGATCTAATAACATCTCCTTATACTCAGGTCTTAGCATGCCCCTTAAAAGAGCCTCATATTCACTAACTTTAGGCCTATTATAAGAACTAGAACCTGGAACATACTCTTTCTTCCAAGTATCAAAAGCGATATCTGAGATGATAGCCTCTGCCTTTGTAGAATGAAACTTACCTGACGAATCTCTATATCCACAAACTTCTGTAATCATTTTCTTTATAAATTTAAACATTATCTAATATTCTATAATAAGTAAACTCTGAGTTATTTTGTTGCCAAGCGTGAAAACCAATACCTTTAAACTGTCCTTGTGTGACCTTAGCTGTTCCTAAATACCCTTCTCCAGGTTTATATCCTTTATCATACTTCTTCTCATCATATGGATTCCAACCACAAAAATAATACCTATCTTCATGCTCCATATATACCTCAATAGAAGTGCGCTTATTTGGTAAGGGGTAGATAAGTCTGCTTTTAAAATTATCCTTTAGTTCCATTATCCCATTCTATAGTCTTCTTCAAGACTGTGTTGTAGCCCTTAAATTTCATATTTACTTTTCTCCTTGAGAGTTAAAATGACACTATAAGTACTGGTTTCTTTATTGAAACCATCTCTTCAATCATATTCCTAGATCCAGACGACTTACCATCCCAGAAAACTATGGCAGCATCCGCATAATTTGCCATCTCTCTATTTCTAATGTGTCCGGCAGCCTTTCCATGAAGATTCCAATTAGCTGGGAATATCTTAAGTTTTATATCCTGATTAGCTGCTGCTTGTTCTCCAAGAGAATCAGCTCCTTTGGCATGTCCTGAAACTATTTCCTCTAATCCAAAAGACTTTATTTGGTGTATCCATTAACGCCTGGTCGTCAAACGATCTGGACCCTGCTACTATTACTTTCATACTATTAATTTTGTTATCCGTGAACGTAGTTTCCTTACTTGTACTATACCTATTTGCGAATAGAACTTTTCTGGTGAGTGAGAGTCGTTCTAGGATGGTGTTGAAGTCTACGTCAGGATTTGCTCATGCGTAGTCGCCCACAATATTAATAAGTTTATTATTCATGTTAAATTTTTTTTCGTTGCGGGAGTAGGATTCGAACCTACGATCTCCACCATATAAGAGTGGTGCTTTAACCTTGCCTCTTAGAAATAGAGTCTAGAATCTTTCTAAGGCCTTAATACCGATATACTTATGAAAG